CGTATATCGTCAAATTGATTAACAGGAGAAAATATATGACGTATCTAGAGTTTGAAGAAAAAATATATCCAATGGTACAAACAATCATGGATATTATCAACAATAGTAATCGTGCTGTATATAATATTGACGATTATACAACCCTAGTAGTCGATAGAGAGCGATTTAATAAATTTGGTAAATTGATATATGATTGTAAATATGTCATATATCAATACGGATACCCAATTCTTGAGGTTCAAGCAAAAGGTGAAAACACCCATATCTTTGATTATGATACCAAATATTTAGACGATATGCCTGCGATATTAACAGACATCATCTATACTGTAGAATAGTATCTGTGATAACAGGAGTACACATAAATGAAAACCAAAAACGACTCTATGGGAATACTAAAATTAAAACTGGAAGTGACACCAGAGAACATCGAATGTTTAAAGTCATTGTTTTTAAAACCTGAAAATAAGACTTCAAATTTCATTAAGACTGGCACGATGTTATTCAATGGGAAGCCTGTGGAGAAGTCCGTAGACGATTTACCGACCGTTGCTACATTAAGAACCAAATACGGTTCTCTTAGAGATGGAGATATCGCCTTGGCACGGTCTAATGATAAACATGTTTATATCGGCGTAGTCACCAACTTTACAGAAAACACGATATACATGAAAAATGCAATCTATGTTTTTGTCAACGAGTCAACAAACAATATTGGCATCCAATGTCTTGACACTCATAGCTTCCTAATTCAAGACCTGTGTGGCATAACCAAAAACCAATGACCCAATTCCAAAAAATTAAAAACCAAAAAATAAAAAACAAGATTTCAAAAAATAAAACCCAAGAAAAACACATTGGGTATTGACAACACAAACCGTCTTGTGTTATTCTATGAGTAGACAACAGGTTGCAAACGCATGGCAAATACCACATTCATTGTGTGATGCATCCTAAACACATCACGCAGGCAATCATACCACCATTCAAATACGTCTACAGCACATGCGTTTGCAACCTGTTGTCACACAAATCAAATACCACCGTATAAAAACTAACAATACATGCTGCGGTTATCGTCTACCACATAACACGCAAACGCTTATACATTATTGCATGTCTTTAGAGTCCACGTTTTATACGGTGGTATTTTTTATTTGTATATATGTCGTGGCATTAAACAAACGTATATATGTGTCGGTGATATATGTATTATGTCTATATGAGTGTTCATGGGTTATTCTATTGACGACATGTGGTTGTAAGACCATTGTTTCACCCATGGAACATACGTTTGGTTTTACCATGGATACCACCACAGGTTTTCATCTATGATACTCAACCACACGATATAACCACCGCATCACATCCATAGAATTGATTTATTTGCGTTCTACGGTGGTTTTAATATATTGGGTATACAAATATACCACCGTGGATGTAAACACACCGTATAGACGATTTAAATAAATTCTGTGGTGGTTTTTGTTGTTATATATGTGTTACTCTCCACGGATTTTTTCATTTGTATCTATAGGTATATGTCCACGGTATTTTACCTATAGATACATATATATCACCCCTATTTTTATATGTATATGTGTTCATATATTGATACATATATTTGTTTTTTCAAGGCATTACATATTGACCGCACACGTGTTCACCACGACCTGCCAGACCGCCATCCATAGCGAACAGATGTTCGATTTAATACATTCAAAATTTTCGATTAGATTGAAAACTTTAGATGAATAAAGTATATCGAAAAATCTCAATCCGTTCGAAAACTTTAGATAACTAAAGGACTACAGAACGAAAACTTTCGATATAGTCTCATGCAACTCAGTTGTATGCAATCATATGAATGTTTGAACATATGAACATACATTTATATAACCGATGTATATTCATATGAACACATGTTCATATGGTGTGGTACAACTGTATTGTATGCAATTTAATTTTATGTATACCGCCAGCAGAGGGCATTTTTGCCATAGCTTTAGACTATGACTAACCATAGATTTTAACTATTGTACATTGTACCGCTTAAGCGGTACAATAAGACCATAGATAAAGCATTTTTTATTTTAACGGAGGTTTTAGCCTATGGAATTATCAGAATTATTTTATAACATTAGTGGTACTACTTTTTGTGGCTTTCTTGTGTATCTTATTAGATATACATATCACATCTTAGGAGGTGAATGAGTTGCAGTTATACAGATTTCATGAATTAGATAAAAATATCCAAGCCAACATTATGTACGGTAAAATATTTGATACATTTAAAGCGTGTTTGCTTGGCGAGTTGGCAACGGCAATAGTAAACGGCGAAAACCCTTTATTGGAACAATGTCAAAATGAATTATATGACATTAACGGTAATTTTATAAAAGAGGTGAAATAATGATAATAAGAAATTTTATCGGAGTACATGGGAATAGCATTCCTAATCAATTTATTCTTGAATATAGTTTAAATAAAACGGCTTTTCAGTCGTATAAAACCTTAGTGGCTGTATATCTACATGATGTAAAGACTATGTATATTGATAAAAAGCGGTATTCAGTTACTACATCTAAATATTTAAATAGATTTAAAGATGAATATTCACCGCTACACATTCAGTATGTAGAGAATAACGAATTATATAATATCATTGAAAATTAACGGAGGTATTGTAATGAATTTTAAAGACCTATTAGAATTAAAAAACGACTACAAAAAACATAATACAGATAGTTTTTATTCTCTTAGAGAATTTATAGAGATTTTCGAAGAATGGAATAACGATGATAAAAATTTATTCTATTCTCTAACTTGTGTACTAGATTTAGATTTAACTCGAGCATTAGAAATCATAGAAAACAACGACTATGTAATATATGACTCATTAGAGGATTATATCTATAGAACGTTACAAGACTGTTGCATTGATATTCCCGATTGGGTATGCATTAGTGCATACGATACATATTTTTATAGTTTACGCTACGAAGATAATCTATATTTTGTAGATGATATGCCACAATTCGCCAAAGATGGCGAAGAGTACGGAGATAGTGCGAGCCGTCAAAAGTGGCTTGACGGTATTCGTTATTTAGTCGATAATAGTCAAGTAATTTTGTTATGTGATTAATAGGTGAAATATGAAAACAAAAGATAATATACATAAGGTTATAAACCTAAATGCCTTTATATATGATATGTCAAAAGATTATGAAATTTTGACATATTCAGAAAGTTATCTGTTTTATAGCTTTATACAATACAACAAAATACATACGTTATTATATCATGACTATAATATACATATGTTTGTGTAAGGTAATAACTATTGTTTTATCACTGTTAAGGGAACACATAAAGAATACAACAATTTGAATGACTTTATAAAGTCCCTTAATAGGTATCTTGATTTACTATATTATCTTGATGAGTTATATCTATAGTTGCTTATTAATCGAAAGGGGGAATACGTTTATATGGCTTTAGTTTTATTATCTTTGGTTATCGTGTTTATTCAACGCACGAAAGACCAAACATTATAACATAAGAAATTTAACCACGGTTAGACCGTTTGTGTTTAACCGTGGAATATAATTAACAGTGATCACATCGGAGGTAACACATGGAAAACTTAATTAATAAACAGTCAGAAAAACATATTTTTGACTCTAATAATTACTACTATTTAGACGACTACGCAAAATATAACGGCTATCAAGGATATAATGACCCTAGATTTATCGATAATTTTGTACTTGATAAAGAATTAATCGATAATGATTTATATATTTCCGATTGGTTAGCGGAGGTGCAACATGAGAAAGCAACAGTACAATAAAATTTTAAAACACTATAGTAAAATAGAATTGGTCGATATGGTTTATGAATTAGGCTATAGTTTTGACTATAGATGTGAATTATATGAGTATTCACCTAGTGAAAGAATATTAGATTATGCCGTTAGTCATGCTCACGATGTGGCAACGGCTAACAATAATTTAGATGAGTTGTTGAAATGCTCAAAAGAATACTTATATTCTAACATGATAGATTTAATCACGACAAACAATGACATTGTTGATTATTGAGAATAATAGAAAGTAGGGTTTAAAAATGAAAGTATACAATTTTGATAGCTTTGTAAATTCTTTAGATTCTAGAACAGAAAGCGTAAAAGTGTTAGACTTAAAACATCAAGGGTTTAACACCTTAGAGGGTAACAGATATATTATTACCGTAGTACAAACGCTTAAGCCGTTACACTATTTCAGTAACATCGGAACAAATAAGCGTATCATAGAGTTATCTATCAATACTAGCTATTGTGATGATAGCACTATTCCATATATTGAAAAGGTATTTATTAACGCATATTTTAGAAAATACATTTTAGATAACTTTATGTAAATAGAATATAAGCAATAAAGCGGTACTGATCAGTACCGCTTTATTATTACATAACATATGAACAACCATTCATATATACGCTGGTATTCTCAATATGTTTATCTAATTGAGAAAATACAGTGGCGTATTTTAAGCTATAAGGCGTATGTAATCTATTTCTAAGGGTTGCATATGCAAGAAAAGCAAAAGACCATACAACGCAAAATACAACGGTTAAAACGAATTGATGTATACCGTTGTATTTTTATTTGGTTTATACATATGTATTGTTCATGTATGTAACGTATGTATAAACGTATGGGTACGGTGTTTGTGTTCGTTGGTTGCGTACTTTGGTAGTGTACATAGGGTTAACATGGGTTGATGTGATACTACAGAATTTGACATCATATATTGATACGTATACACGTGTTAATCATGTTTTACCGATGAACAAAATACCCATGCCAACACCAAAGTTAACCATTACTAGAAAACATAAGTATAATGCATATAGTGCATACATGAGCAGGCATTCATATGTTAGCCAACTGGAAACTAATAGTTGACACATGAACAAATGTTCATATATACAAACATATATATCGACATTTGTCTATACACAGTAAGTCACTAAATGATAATACAAGTGATAATGAATGAATGATATTGGGTATTCTATTACATTGATACTATTCGATTGATTGACTAACCCTAGTATGGTGCATATGTGAACATGTGTTCATATGAACCAATGAGATACCCCTAGGCGTATCGAAAATTTTCAATATCCAAAAGGGAGAACCATTCTCAACTGGGGGCGGTATAATCATAACAAACCCAAGCTAATACAAATGAAAATACCCATGATAAATACTTGTCACACACATACAAATGTTCCATACCCCATAACATACAATGGTCTACAAACCCATGTTTTATCTGTGGTTTCATACATACAAACACATAACATATGTAGAAAACAATCGCAAAAACTATCGAGAAAACAATCGTTCTTATTGATTGTCTAAAATATGAAACATCATATGGAACAATCGTATTTTCCAATTTGAGTTAACTATCTTATGAACAATCGTTTAAAATTTTTGTAGAAATTTTTATGGTTGCATACAGGGTAACCTATGTGGTTCTATAAAACGTAAACCCTAGTATGATGATTATGTTTTGTGATTTACGTTTTCCTAGTATAGCATCACCATAGGTTTGTGACATTATCCTAGTATTGCATCCACCTAGTATGGTGTATCGTTTGGACAATCTTTTTCAACATAGTTAATCACCATCATAGGATGGTGATTGCTTTATTTTTAGTCAGACTAACAACAGGCCGCAGCCAAAATTTTTCCACCCAAAATCACGACACTAGGATGGCGTTGGTAAAAATCCATCGTAATACTATGGTTGTGTTTTCCAACGTACATTCGTTCGATTTTATCCCACGTGGGTCAAATTGTGTCCAACCCAAGAATTTCCATGTCGTAAACCTAGTGTGGTGACACCGACCTAGTGTTGCGTGAGTTGAAAATCTTGTATCGAATTTTACAGATTTAAGACTTATGGGGCATTTTTTACTCATAAATGCAAAAAATTTTTTCAACCCTATAAACATAGATAACTACTGGGCGGAATGGCATTTTCCAATTTTTCTTTCATGAAGATTAGATGAAGTTTTTGAAAAAAGGTGTTACGAATTTTAAGTGTTTTACCCTATATATAGAGAGAGAGTTTTCACTTATAGGTTTTAAAGCGATGGCTTTCTTGAAAGGGTTTTAAGAAACAGCTTTTGAAAAAGGGTTTTGACCCAAACTTAAGAAACCGACTTGAAAGGCACTCCGTAAGGAGTATTGCGAAGCAATCTATAAGGAATACTCTTAAGAAAACATAAGTATTAAACATAAGTATATACCTATAAGATTGTCTTCGACAATAAACACTAACGTGTTTGCTTTATAGTCAGATATTATGTTTAAGACCAAACCCATCAACATACTTGTGAGACTACAGAACAACATCCATGTGAAACATGCAGGCTCAACCCCAAGAAACATAAACAGGGCATACATAAGAATATATCATAAGATATAAACCTATGTATGCCCTGTTGAGTGCTTTGTGATTAATACTATTAATACTCTGGGAACTCAGCCATAAATCGTAACCCAATATAGATAAAGATGGCACAAATCCCAAAGGCTAACCAAGAGTCAGCAAACTTGACAGTACCGTCTGCAATGCTGCTTACGGTGGATGCTCCATACATACCAGCGACAATAATATATAAACAACCTGCTGTGTGCGGTGATGTCAACCATCCGACAACCAATGCAATCGCAAGACTAACTGCTGTCACCAAGAATAGAATTAAAATAGTTGCAATCATGTGTTTTTCTGCCTTTCGTTCTTACAAAGCCATAATGGCATAAACTTTAGTATTAAGTTCCTCGGTTGTAATACCAATGTATCGCATTGTGATTGCTTCCGAGGAGTGATTAAAGACTTGCATAAGGTATGCAATCGGCACACCTTTACGGTATGCGTGGTATCCAAATGTCTTACGCATGGAGTGTGTACCGATGTTATCTAAACCGCATTTCACGGATGCAGCTTTGATTTTTCTCCACGCTTGCACGGTCGAGATATGACCGTCACCAGAGCGACTTGGGAATAACCAATGTTTGCATCGGCTTGCGTATTCGCATAACAATGCGTAGACCTCTTTAGATAGCATAAACCGTTTGAACTTACCTGTTTTTTGTTCATATAGTTCCATCTCTGGTTTGACATCATCTACTGTGAGACCAACAAGGTCGCTGATGCGGAGACCAGAGTTGATACCAAGAGTGAACAACATTTTGTCTCGGTCATTACCGAGTGCCTGTTTCATCTCTTGGACTTTGGTTAAATTTCTGATTGGTTCTGTTGTATTAGCCATGATTAATTTCCTCCTGTGTGTTTCCTGTTTCTACTTATATAATACACCATGGGTTATATTGTGTCAACAACTTTTTGAAATATTTTTTGGAGAATTTGATATTATGAATGAAGTCGCATTAAAACGTAAAAAGGGTTATGAGAACCGCATTGACTTTTTTGGTCTTGGCGACTATGTAACCGATTGGCGAAACGCTGGTAAATCATACACGGCAATCGCACGACAACTGAATAAAGAGCACAAGGGCGAACTACAGAACATCTTGATTACGCCTAAGATGGTCGGTGATTGGTGTCGTACGAATTTGGTGCAAGAGATGCAACCATCGGAAGAAACCGAAGTCGTTAACACCTATAATCAACAAAAGAACCTGCTGGATATGGTCGAAACGCAAATCGAGATGATACAGTTGTTCATAGACGACTTGCAATGTCAACAGGCGACTGGCTCTTCGGATGCCGATGTGATTTACAAACGTATGAAAGACTTGATGTTAGACCAAGAGAAATATATCGCAAGAAAACAATCCATTTTAAAAGATATGCAGAATGTCGCTGAGAAAATTTATACATTTCAAGCAATGAACTCTATTATTATTGAAATCATGGATATTATCAATAAAGAAGACCCTGTTTTGGCTAATAAAGTGCGTGAACAGATGAAAGATAATAAGATTTTATTGGCAAATTATGCAAAAATCCAACAAAATTGATAATTTTTCTCAAAAAAGTGTTACAAAACTAAAGTGTTTTATACTATATATAGAGAACGAATTTTCTATAAGGAGGTGTGTTAATGGCTGAGAACATTTTAGACACGCTACTATGGGCATCTCGAGCGACAACAGAGCCAAGTGATAACACACCAACTGACAAAGATATTGGTGCGACAAACTTGGAACACTTCGCCAAGACCTATTTTCCACATATATTCTCTACTCCATTCTGCGACTTTCATCATTCGATGTTTAAAGATGCAGAAAACATGATACTGCACTTTGATAACTTGCAAAACAAATTTGTTCGTGCGGCACCACGAGGTCACGGCAAGAGCCGTATTATCTCGGTCGTATTCCCAATATGGTTAATCGTGTATGGCTATCGAAAGAACATACTGATTATATCGGATACCTTTGAACAAGCCAAAGAGTTCATTCAAACGATAAAAGACGAACTAGAAGATAATGAGCGTTTGAAAAAAGACTTTGGTCTTCTTAAAGGTGATAAAACATGGGCGAGCGACAAGATTGTCACTAAGAACAAAATTCAAGTGTTTGCGAAGTCAAGCGGTCAATCTTTGCGTGGTTCAAGCTATAACAATATTCGACCTGAAGTTGTTATCCTTGACGACCTTGAGAATGACGAGGCAGTAGAAACAGAAAACCAACGCAAGAAATTGTATGATTGGTTCATGAAAGTATTAATGCCGATTGGCAATCCACGGACTGTATTCTTGTATGTCGGTTCGGTATTGCATTATGAGGCTTTACTGTATAAAGTGTTGACCGACTCCAAGTTTAACAACTGGAACCGTGCAATATATAAAGCCGTATACACATTCTCTGAAAGCCCTTGTTGGACTGTATGGGAAGAAATCTTTAACGACTTATCAGACCCAGATGCGGCGAAGAACGCAGCAGATTATTTTGAAGAACATCGAGATGAAATGATGGATGGTGTCAAGATAATGTGGGAGGGTCGTAACTTCGGTTTGTTTGAACACCTCGATTGTTCATACGAAGAAAAAATGAGATTGTCTCGTGACAACTGGTATCAAGAACTCATGATTTTGCGTATGCAGGATGATGAGGCTTTCAACTCCGAGTATCAAAACAATCCAATGACCGAAGCAAGTCGAGTATTTAAAGAGTCGTGGATTAAGGCTAATTACTATGACGAGACGAACCTACCAAAGATGAAACAGATATATGCATCTGTCGATTTATCTATGGGTAAGTCAAGAACATCTGATTATTCTGCGATTGTATTTGTCGGTCGTGGCATGGATAATTATTTCTATGTATTAGAAGCCGACATTGAACGCAGGTCACCAGATGTAATTATTAATGATATATTGTTGTATCTCGACAAGTACAATGGTCGTTTAGACGGCTTTATTGTCGAAGAAAACGTATTCCAAGAGTTCTTTTCGAAGACATTACAACAGACTGCTGTTGATATGGGTCTGTATGTCAACTGGATTTCTGCTCGTAGTACAGCGAGCGATAACAAGGGTACTCGAATACGCTCGCTTGCACCGAAGATAAAACAAGGGTATATCAAGTTTAATAAAAACCATCGTGTTCTCGAGAGTCAACTTAAGAACTTTCCAAAAGACCACGATGATGCACCTGACTGTTTAGAACGGTGTATATCTAAATTCTTAGAAAACTCATCGACTATCAATGTTGGTGCGATGGGTACAATTCGTAAGAAACGAATGGACACACTATCATTCATGAAAGGTTGGAAACGATGAACCTGAAACAAAAAATTTATGCATGGATGAGTGCTTTCGTTACACGAGATACTATTGCCAATGTAACACAAACATGGTTTGGTCGTTGGGGTAACAAGAAACGCAAAAACACGGAAACAAAGTTGAGTGTCGATGCGTTACGAAACATGGCAAGAACACCTATTGCTAGAAGTGCTATTAATCAAATACGAGAGGGCATCTTAGCATTGCCATGGGAGGTTGTTTCTATTGATGATAACGAAAACAAAAAAGCAATCCGCAAAGTAACTGAGATTATCAAACAACCTAACCCTGTGGATGATTACCATGACTTCATTGGTAAACTATTTGAAGATTTAATTGTGTTAGACCTAGCATTTTTTGAGCAAAAGGTTGTCAAGCGTGACAGACCTTTGTATTTATTTCCTATTGATGCTCAAACGATTGAAGTTGTCACAAATTGGTCTGGCGATTTAAACCAACCAAGATACATGCAGAACGCCAATGGTGTTCAAGAGTGGTATAAATGTGACAAAATCGCAATGTTGCAACGCACGAAATTGACCTATGATGAATTTGGTTATTCTCCATTAGAACAAGCCTATCGACATATCAAGTATCTATCTGAGGTACAAGAGTATGCAAACGATATTTCTTCTAATGCAATGCCAAAGTATTTGATTAACCTTGGTGCAAACGCATCTCAAGAAGAAATCGAGAAAGTTCGAGTGTATATCGAAAGTGAAATCCAAGGTCAATCTGCTGTTGCGATTGTCGGTACAACACAGTTAGATGCAAAACAGGTGTCTCCAATAGGTGACGAGTCAGCATCTCTAAATTGGCAAAAGTTATTACTACAGATTATTGCCACATGCTTTAATATTCCACCAGAACGACTTGGGGTTGCCATCTCAAATGACCGTTCAACCTCATCTGAAAAAGATAACGAGATGCTGGAATACACAATTAAGCCATGGGCGAAGATATTTGAACGTGCCATCAATAAGTATGTCATTGACAGACTTGGATATGGTGGCAAAATTGAGTTCCGTTTTGTGTTTACACCAACCAAGGCTCAACAAGCTGATGCCGTTGAACGAGTTAGAAAACTTGTTGATGGTAATGTTATCACAATTAATGAGGCTCGTCAAGAACTAAATGGTGTTCTTGGTATTGAACTCCCTGATATTCAAGAGGGTAATAAATTACTCGATGAATATAAATCATCTCTAATTGAACAACGAGTGACATCCACCCCACAAGATGTTCCTTTGGAGAAATCTACGGAGAAAGGAGAGACAGACAATGAATAAGCAAAAGGTATCTCTACAGGCTAATGCAATTAGTGTAACTTTAGATGGTTTACACCCAAATGCAATGCGTTTTACAGGTACTTGTATGTTCTTGAATACACCGTCTGATTATACACCTAATGGCGTTGACAGACCAGTTGTATTGTCTTCGGATGAGGCTGAAAAATGTGCATCCACGATGAACCTTATGGGTATTAACTGCGATTATGACCCATGGTTATTCCCAGATGAACTTATGACGACTCACAACCGCAGAAATAAAATTGGTGTTGTCGAAAAGTGTTGGGTCGATGGTGACGAACTCAAGTTTACAGGCATCATGTATAAAAACGACTTCCCAGATATTGCAGACTTCATTAAAAAGACCGTTGACTCCCTTGGGTTCTCCGTGGAAGCCATGTTCAATCTTCGAGAACACGATGATTATATTGAAATGGCAGATGTCGAATTTACTGGTGTTGCTATGTTGTTTAAAAATGCAGCCGCATACCAAAACACTTATATCGCTGAGATTGCCGCTAAGGCGAAAGGAAAACAAATGGAAAAACAAGAAATCTTACAATTAATTGATGAAGCCATCAAGGCAAACATGGAAGCTAGTGCTAAAGAGGCACAAGCAAAAGCTGAGGCTCAAGAATTAGCTGATGCAAAAGCAGAAGTTGAACGCTTGACTGCTGAATGTTCTGCTAAAGATGAAGCCATCGCTGAGAAAGATGCGAAAATCGCTGAATTGGAAAAAGCTGTTGCTGATAAAGATGCAGAAATCGAGGCATCCGCAAAAGAAACAGTTGTTATTTCCGATGTTAAAAATCTTGAAACAAAAGCAAAACTCGATGCTGGCAAACAAGAAGAAAAATTCTCTGACTTCGCTGGCATGGTTAAATCTGTAATGTAATACAGAAACACTATTGGAAATATATTTATAACAGGAGACTACATAAATGGCAGTAACAAAAACAGGTTTTATTTCTGCGGCAGCAGTTGCAGACTACAATCAATCTCACTATATTGAACTTCCTAAGTTCCAAAAAGATATGCTTGACTTGTTAAATCGTCAAGTGACAATTCGTGACCGTATCAAATCCGTAATGGCGACAGGTCACCCATCTCGCTACTGGGAACAAACTAAGATTGCTCACAACGCAAAATTCGTAGATGCTCGCACAGGTGATGCAGGTAAATACGGTGTAACAGGTACTTACGATGAGGACTACGGTCGTAAGGAACGTGCGTTGTTCATTAAAGCAATCACTTCTGGTATTAAATACTCCTTGTTTGACCAAGATGTTGTAAAACAACAAGGCGATGCACTTGCTGAACAAATGTTGAACAAAGACATGGCTGATATGCTTGTTGATTTATATCAAACAGCAAACAAAGGTATTTGGACTGGTGCAGCAACTTCCACAGAAGACTCCGCATCTACTGAATACTGTGGTTTGGCGACTCAGATTACAGATGCAGTAACTGTGGCTAACCCTTACAGCTTTGCAACAAACACAGGTGAGTTCGTAACTGATACAATCCGTACTAAAATGGCTAAAAACTTGGCTGATACTAAGTTCATTGGCATGCCTACTGCAATCTATGCAAACCCAATGACAATCGATTACTTAAGCCGTGCAGAACTTCGCCGCCCTAACTTCTCTGTAGACCAATCTGCTGATAAAGTTGATTTGGGTAACGGTTTCATTGTAAACACAATCCGTACACAAGCTGGTTATTTACCATTAATCCCAGATAACTACATTCCATTTGATGCAGGTACTAAAAAACATACATTGTATGTTGTAAACGAAAACTTGATTGAACGTCATTGGATTGGTGACTCTGAGGCTCGTGTGTTCAAAATGGGCGACACTAAAGAGTTGTTGGATGAATACGTTGCAGTATTATTCGATGCAGTTGTTGCTAAGGGTACAGGTGCTGGTGCTCACTTCAAAGTTGAGTTCACAGAGGCGTAATATCTACTAAGATTGAAAACCAAAGGGGTGTCCTTATGGCACCCCAATGATTTATACGAATGGAGATTACGATGCTAGTAAAACTTAAAGAACTCGATGCTAAACGTATCTACTTGTGTGGTCGCATTATCGAGGCAGACGATGCAGGCTGTTTCGAGGTCACAGAAGACGAATATGCATTGAACGAAATGGTGTTAGAACCATTAGATAAAAAGGCTGGCAAGGTTATCAAACCTTTAAAGGATGAAGAGCCTGAGCCTAAAGCTAAACCAGAGAAAGAAAAAGAAACGAAAAAATAGGAGAGTCAACATGTCGATGTACTTAGAACAAAATGAGATTGACGAATACGGTTCAATCATTCCTTTTGATGAGACTCATGTTCGTTTCGCATCGACAATGATTGATGCCTACGTTGGAACGAATAACGGTAAATCCAAGTTCTCATCCAGTGTGACAACCGAAGTGGTTCATCCAAACCGCAAAGGCGTTCTTATTCTTAAAAATGACCCTGTGATAGATATTGAGTCTATCCAAGGTATTCATACACGAGATATTAGTGAGGTCGGTGTTGAAATAGAACCCTATCTGTATGACTTTGACGGCAGTAAATACGTTTACTTGTTAAATAATAACGACAGAATGTCATACTCAAAAATCTTCTTACGTGGTGCAAGATATTACAAGGTCACATACAAATATGGATTTGATGAAATCCCTGAAGAAGTAAAAACTGCATGTGCCATGCTTGCCATGAATATATCTCAAGTATCTACCTTTACTGCATTAGACTCAATGACTACACTTGATGCTAGATTTTCCCTTGCTGACCCTAATTTGTTTACGAACGAGATTAAGTCTCTATTGTCTCGCTACAGATTTTAACGGAGGTGTTATATGAAAGAAAAATATACGCCGAAGTTTGACTGTACTCGGATGTTCGCATCATGGAGAGAGACTGTTAAATGCGATGGCAAGAAACCTGAGTTTGTACTGTTTACACGAATTGGTCGTGGTACTAAACGGTTTCTTGTGAATAATGTCAGATGGGGAAATCTAATGTCTGACTCTGCACTTGAGTGTGGAGACATCTGTGAACGCAAGAATGGCGATACGTTGTTCTTGGTCGCAAAAACAAACTCATTCAATGGAGACAAAGGTGAGTTTTACACAACAAATACCACAGTAAATATCTATAGTGTTGACAATCAACTAGACGAATATGGTAACACGGCAGGCACCACCGCTACACAAAAAGTAAAAGACTTAAAGTGTGTATACGAAGATGTTTCTGCCAAAATGCATATGTTCGACTATGGCTTGCTACCGACTACAACCAAGCGTTTTATTTTACCCAAAGATACGGAAGTTGCACTATTGGACAGGATAGAAATCAATGGACAGTTCTTGCAAATTGATGCAATTAACAAGTTCGATTTTGCTCCGTTCTTGTATGTGCAGTGCTCACCAGATGAGCGTGGCTAACCATGGAAACAATCCAAGATGTTGTCTCTAAGGTTGTCAAAGACCATTTATTCGCTTTAACCGAACGCATTGAACAACAATGGAGTGCGAACGACAAAGGCGAATATACTGCTCACGACATAACACTTAGAAGATATACACCAAGCAAAAACATGGTTAGACTTGGTTTAGACTTTGAGGGTCTTGGTGCTTTTATCCTTGAGTATGGCTCTGGTTCACTTATGGTGACTCACAGCAGTGCAGAAATTGGAGACATGGGTAACCCAGATGTCTCAGACTATATGAACTCCTCATGGTTCAATAACGCTAGGACAGCTAATGGAAATGCAATCACAGGTCGTGCCAAAGAAGAGACTGTTCATTCGCCAAAACAAGACGGAAAGGACACAACCTCTAGCGGTAAATTATATGGTAAAAATCTTGAGAAACCGTTACCACGGAAAAATCCCAAGGCAAAACCATTGCCACCACTAGAGCCTATGCAGCCACTACATATTGTAGAGACCGAGGTTTTCTATTGGTGTATCGAACTTGAGGATGCAATTAATGAAGCAGTCGATGAGTGGTTAATGAACTCAATCGAGGGATGTTTTAAAGGGGCAAACGCATGAAGTATACGGTACAACTATTAGATGAAATATGGGATTTATTCCGCAAGGATGAAACCTTGGCTATGTTACTAAGGGTGAAAGACCCAACGAGTCTTGCTGAATGGAACACAAAAATGAGACGAGGGTTAGCAGGTGCTGAACTTGTCGATGAAAAACAAGAGATTTACTTTGTTATGTCATTCATACCATCTGTTGGTGGAACAAAGAATTGGATGGTTAATAAGAATATGCTTGAGTTTCGACTTATTGGTCGCAGCAACAATCGTAAACTAATGAATGACTTATATATCCACCTGAACAAATTATTGAAACAACATTATGAAGATATGTCTGTGTATGCCGAGGGTTCATTCTCAACAGGCACAGCAGGTCTTATTGGTTATATGTTTAGAGTTCGACCATTTACTTGGTCTTAATTACAGGAGAAATACTTAATGGCTACACAAACTGGTAAAAACTTTGTATTGAACGGTGTAGGTGAAGCTTGGGCGAAAAGGGTTGTCAACGGCAAAGTTGAAGCCTATAAACTCGGTACACTTCAAACAATGAAACTATCTTTCAGTTCCTCTGACGAAAAGGTGTATGGTTCTGATGCCTTACCACCAATTTATATCTTGAATAAAGAGTCCTCTGTATCTGCTTCCTTTACTGAAGCACGTTTTAACCTTGATTACCTAGGTGTGACAACTGGTGCTGAAATCGACAACAAAGGTACTTTGATTTTCTCTGTTGAACCTACATTGATTGCAAGCGGTACTACATTTACTGTACCAGATGTTTCCAATGTTATTCCAGAGGACACAATCGTTGTACTTGCGAATGATGTTCAAATGGAAGACGAACGTGTGACACTAAAATACGTTAAATCTCAACTTCCATCTGCTGGTGAATTTACAATTACTGCAAGCGGTGCAATTACTTTGGGTGAGTCTGTAACAAACAAATACATCGAAGTATCTGGCTTGCGTACTGATACAACATCTCGCCGTGCAACAATGAAAGCAACATCTGTTCCTCAATTCGTGGAAATCCGCCACGTTTCCAACCCTGTTGATATGGGCGATGGCAAAAAAGTTGTTCTTCATACTCACATCTTCCGTGCTCGTGCGACAGGTAAGCTTGATATAGACCACGAACGTCAAAAAGCATCTGCTCCTCAACTTGAGTTTGAGGTAATGTACGATACTACTCGTACTGACGGTAAAATCTTGGAAATCACTCAAGAAATTCAGTAATACTTATGGGGGCATCGTAAAGATGCCCCTATTTTTTCGTATATGGAGATTTAACAAATGGCAGACACATTAATTCCTAAGAGTAAATATGTTGAGTTAAATGGGAAAGAATATCAAATTTACCCAATGATTTTGGGTGACTATGCAAAAGTGGAACGATTGTTGTCTAAGATTAATGACCAGTACTTATATTTGAATTTACCAACACCAATCACTAAAGATGATGGTACGTTTGAACTTGATAAGAATGGTAAAGTGAAATATGATTATGTGGCATTTAATGCCATGTGTGAATTATTTGAACTTGCGTTGCATATCCCTCGAAAAGAGGTCATGAATGTAGTTGACCTCGAGAGTGGTGTTGAAATCTTAGACGAATACATGTGTATTTCAGGTTTAAAAAAAAAGATATTGAGCAGTCTACAGGCGATGGCGGACTCGACAATGTAATCGCATCCCTTGTTCAACACACGAGTGAAACAAAGGCAAGTCTTATGGCATATACCTTGCCAGAACTTGAGGGTCTATCTACCGCTTTAAACGAAAACAATAAAATGGATGAGTCAGATGATGACTCTTTCGTGGACTCAAATTCCGTCACAGGGGCAGATGCCATCCGTGGTCTTTTGAGTTCTGGGTATGCATCTGAATAGAATGGAGAAAATGAATGGCTAATAAAAAATTCGGATATGACATAAAGGTCAATTATGGCAATATTCATGATGATACCAAAAAGGTTATATCTGGTCTTAATGAACTTGACAAAGCAATCGGTCGTCTTAAGAATGTAAAAGATATTTCCATCAATGTTAAAGCAGGTGGCGACCAATTTAAGAAATTAACCGATTATGCAGCACAATTAGACCGTAGTCTTAAAACTGCATCCGACAGTAGCGACAAACTTACAGGGTCACTTGGGCGTGTTGTCTCCCAGTTTTCAAACGTAAGAGATATGACTAAAGGTGTCTCTAAAGAAGTCACTGATGCATCTCGTAATATTGAGAAACTAGGGCAAGCATTACAACGGTCAACCATGGTTGCAAAAGAGCAGTCTTTCTCAGGTCAGATTGCAAACTTAAAGCGACAAGCCGAAGAAAACTATAAACAGAATTTTGCATCAAATCCAATGGCTTACGCTCAAAATGCACGAGCATTAAACGCAGAACTACAAAAGTTATATCAAGCACAAAAGGTTGTCAACTTGGCAACAAGAGAGAACATTGGTCTCTTAAAACAATGGGGCATTGACACAGAAAATGTAGGTCATAGACTTGGTTATTTGGCAACACGAATGGTTGCATCTTTTGCTTTAGACAAGACCATCCAAAGCTTCACACAAATGGCACATGTTGAAAAGGATATGGCTGGTTTCGCTCAAGTAATGAAACACGGTACAGGTCAGACTAATGCTTTTGCCAAAAGCCTTATGGAAGTTGACCCATCACATATGGTTAATGGTCTTCAACTATCAGGGCAAGAGGCAGAACACTTTAAGCATGAACTTGAGGAAATGCAAAGTAAATTGCAAAGCCTTGCTGTTAAGTATGGTACAACAAGCCATGAAATGATTGAGTCTGCTAAGTTATGGGGTCGTGCATATAAAGATAACAATACGGTTCTTGCGTTGACAGATGCAGCCACTAAGCTGGCGGTTGCCGATGCGTTCGACATTGTGTCTGCCAATAAAGCACTTGAGTCTTCAATCATGCAATGGGGTTTCCAAATCCACAATGCTAATGATGCAATGTCTGTATCAAACCGCATTATTGACTCATGGACTGCATTGGCTCATAACTATACGGTATCTGCACAAACATTATCCGAGGCTAACAAGCGTATGGCACAATCTGCCGCCGAAGTTGGTGTATCATTCCATTCTGCACAAGCACTCGTTGCGGTTATGGCTAGGAAGACACAAGCTGAGGGTGGTGAAATCGGTAACGCCTTAAAATCTATCTTTGGTTCTATTCACTCTAAGAAAGCGATTACTGCATTACAAGAGTTTGGTATCGAAGTTTACAAAGTAGGAGAGAACGGCGAAAAATCATTCCGTAAGGTTGACGATGTGTTGCTTGATTTAATGATTAAAGCACAAGGGTCTAAAGAGTCCATGGAGGGTCTTCTCAAGGCAATTTCTGGTGGTAAATGGCAATGGAATAAAGCCGATGCCATGTTAGACCTCAATGAATATCTTGAGGCATTAAAACAATCGTCTTCTTCTATGGGTTTCACAAATGCACAAGTTGGTATGCAACTCGATACCATTGAAACCAAATTAAAACAAGTGTCTGCTCAATGGGAGAAAATGACCTCTAGTAGCCATACAATGGGTAAAGCCTTTAAGGGTGCACTAGATATTGTACTAGGCTTATTACAATGGCTTGACTCTGTTCCAACCTCAATGTATACTATTGTTGGTGCAACTGTTGCAGCCTTGGTGGTTCAACAGAGATACGGTACAGTCAGCCAATTTGTACTTAAGAATGTTTCTCGATTGTGGTCTACCGCTACAACACATGTGAATAAATACATTGTTGCCGCACAAGAGGCATCTGTTGCGACAAGCGGTGTTGGTCGTTCAATGGCAACAACAAGCGGTGCAATCCGTGGTGTTGGTTCTGGCTTGAAAATGATGGCAGGCGGATGGCTTGGCATCGTTATGACACTTGCATTGGTTGCAGATGTATTAATGGATGTATACAACGCATCTCAAGATACAACTAAAACGCTGTATGAAGATTATTCTGCTCATCAAAAACTTGCTCAACAATACGAAGAAACGGCATCTCGTATGGAAGAGGCTAGAGGCGTTGCAGAACAATATATTGCCATCCATTCACGACTAAAAGAAAAAATCGCTGATACTTCAACAACAGAACAAGAACGCATGCTATTGCAAAACCAAATCCACGAAACAGAACAAGGTCTTATTGCGATACTTGGCGAAGAAGAAACTGCCTATGTGCTTGCCGCAGATAGTGCTGAAGAACAAAGTCAAAGAGCACAAGATGCGATTACACGCAAGAAAGAAGAACTTGAGAAGTCTGCCAAGGATGAACGTGCGGCAATCGCTGAAACCGCAAACCAATTAAGAGCGGCAACTAATGAAAACATCGAGTCTCTCAAAAGTGAAGAGACAGGATGGATTAGACGGATGACGTTGCTGAAAGAGTACATTGGTTGGGTCGGTCTTGCTCAATTGGCTTATGCTAAGTTGCTACAAATCATTGGCGAGTGGAAAGAAAAACGTGCAACCGCCAAGATTGACGAACTCAAGAAACAACTTGAGGAAGATAAAGCCGAAGCCGAAGCAAGACGAGCAGAGGGTGACATGCAAGGTGCACAAGCGTTTGAAAACAGAGCATCTAATTTAGAACGACAAATGCATATCTCTCAAGAGTCTCTGTCGATGGCTCAACAATGGCAATCTGAGGCTCAAGATGCCATCGCTAAACTTAATGCACGAGCAATTGCTAACATTAAGGTTGAACAAGCGGAAAAACTGAATGAATTAAACATAACTGCAAGTTCAGGTCATACAGGCGATGGTACTGTCGGTGGTGGCAACACAGGTAATTACACTCGTAGTGAAATACCTGATGGAGCAGGAGAAGACTCTAAAGGTAAAAAAGGGAAGTCTTCAACCAAACAGAAAAATCCTTTGGCGGAAACACGAGTTGGTGCAGCCATTGACTTCTTGATAAAACAGGGTTTTACACCAAACCAAGCGTATGGTATCGTAGGTAATCTACAAGTAGAGTCATATGATAGCCTAGACCCAACGGCATCAGACGGTCATGCTTTTGGTATTGCTCAATGGCAAGATAGTCGCTTAGAAGACCTTAAAGAGTTCGCAAGAGAAAACGGTTCTGATTATACTGCTTTTGAAACACAACTTGCGTTCCTTGTGTATGAGTTACAACATAAAGAACGTGATAATTGGCAAAAAGTTTTAAGTAAAGCTGTCAATAACACACCAGAAGAATATGCATCTTACTTCGACCAATACGTTGAGCGTTCTTCGCAAGAGCATAACTGGGTACGAAAACAAAAGGCTCGTGCCTTGGCTGACAACGGTTATGGCGATGAGGATAAAACCGCTAATAATCGTGCGAACAAAATCATGGATAAGCAAAATAAGATTGAAAACATTGCTTTAAAACTTGCCAAAACTCAGCTTGAGATGGAAAACGCCATGAAACCAAAACAGCAAGCTGACTTCGCACAAGAGACTGCGGCTTTGACTGAAAAGCTAAAGGGCATGCAAAAAGAGATTGATGAGTTGTTAAAACTCAATCCTCAAGCCAATGTCAAGAGTCTTCAAGAAACCATGAAGAAATACGAAGCAACAATGACTCATCGTCTTCAAGACAAATATCGTGATAAAGATTACGATGAAGCTACTCAAATGATGAAAGACCGTCATGAGAGAGAAGACTTAGACCGTGAGATTGCAGACATATCTGAAAACTTCTGGGTGTCCGATATTCGTACCGTTAATCGTTTGGTCGAAGAATACATGATTAAGGTCAAAAAGTACCATGATATGGTTGAGGCATTTAAGCGTGGCGACTCTGAATATACTGAGGCTGATATTCGTAAGGCTGGCATTGAGTTGAAAAAACTTGAGGCACAAATCAAGAAAACAGGCAATGCACTCAATAAGAACATCAAGCAACAAACACACGATGTACTACATGGGTTAATCTTTGAGGGCAAAAAATTCAAGGATGTGTGGAAAGACTTGTGGAAACAACTTGCCGAAGATGCCTTAAAAATGCTGTTTAAAATCCAAGATGGCAACGGTGGTTTATTCCAAAATCTGTTGAGACGATTTGACAAGAACTATCAAAAGGGTATTAATCCATCGCTAGATGGTAAAGATGGTAAAAACATTGGTGGTATTGACGAAAGTCTAAACCAACAAATGATGACTGCTCAATCTACACGAAACCTTGATAAAAACTTTGAAACATTCATGGCTAATACGCAGAATGGTACTGCATGGCAACAAGCGACATTTACCGATGCGGTAATCTATGGCAATGTTCAAGGCGATGCATCCAAGGTAGACTTACCAGAAAATACCACGGATAATAAGGGTAAAACCGATGTATCTCAATATATCAATGCTGGCATGAAAATTGCTGGTGGCACTAATAACAAGTGGTTGAGTGGTCTCGGTACAATCGCTGGTTTTGCTCAAAAGTTCGGTCTTTTAAAGTTTGCAAGTGGTGGCTCTGTTGACAAAGACCAATTAGTCCGTGTTGGTGAGGGCGACAAAAAAGAATGGATTATTCCAACGCACGATAAAGCACGAGGTCGTCAATTACTTAATCAAGCTGCAAAAGACCTTGGGGTTGGTGTTACAAGCGGTATCGAACCGAAATGGCAACACGAGGATACACAACGTGGTGCATTGTCGGATGCAACCAAACGACAAGACCGCTTGATGAACCAAATGGTTGCTAATACTAATGCTATGACAAAAGGTATGAACTATATGGCAAACGGTGGCTCTGGTACTAAAGAGTCTATCGCTCAACCTGTGTTCGTGAAACAAACGATTTCAGACCAAGACTTCTTGGCGAAGTACCAAAAACTCATTGCATTGGGAAAATTAAAACAATCATAAAATCGTGTTACAAAAACCAAATGTTTGATACTATAGATAGAGGGGTATTCACCCCTCTTTCATTTTTGTTTTGGAGGTCATATGGAAGACATAACAAAATACCTTGGCTTGAAATATGGCTTTGATAAAACCAAGGGTCAATACCATTGTGCTGACATATGCAGAATGTGGTATAAAGACCATGGATATACACATTGTTTTGACGATGGAAAAAAAGACCCTGTGTCGTGTGAAGATTTTCATAAGAACCATCAAATGAGACTCTTGAGATATTTATTGAAACACTTCGATAAGGTCAGAGATGCGAATGATTTACAACACGGCGATGTTGTTGTGTTCAATGTTGATGGTGATTTACATACAGGGATTTATTTACAGAATGGACAAATACTGGCGATGCAAGTTCCATGTATCACCGATAAGTCATTATCTGCTGTATTTAAACGCAGTTATTGGCAACCATTGTTCTATTGTGGTTTCCGTCAAGAACGAAGTATAGGAGATAACTAATGGCTAATTTACCTAAGTTTCCTTTACCGTATATATTTGAGGTTGAAAAAGGTCTCAAGTTCGCTACACAAGAAGTTGTATTCGCAAGTGGCAAAAAGCAAGTAAGACAAAATGCGGTCACACCTGTGAGAACTTGGAACATAAGCCTCAGGGGAACAACCGAACAACAAAAGATATTTGAAGACTTTTGTGAAACCGTTGGTGGTAATACAAGACATTTTGTGTTTACCGATGAGTTTGGCAAAGACCAAATCTGCCGTTTTGCAACCAACGAGTTCAATCTAAAAGTGCTACGAGACTTTACAATCGAGAATGGCACACACGGCAATGCCGTTGGTTTTACGGCAAGCGTACAAATTGAAAAAGTAATTTAACAGGAGGATGTATGATTAATCTACCTGTTGCGTTTCGTGATGCCCTAGAAAGCGGTTCGGTGTTTGACATCGAATTATACGAAGTGCATATTCCAAACATGACATTATATCTATGTTCATGTGATATAAATATACAATTCAACGGTCATACATACTTGGCGTTACCGATACGCCGAGGTGAAATCAATAAAACCGTTGACAGTTCTATCGACTCATGCGATTTAGAAATCTCTAATGCTACCGATAAGTTTACTCAATTGTTATTCAAGGGTATCCCATTCACAGGTAGTCGCATTTTTATTTACAAGATTTTATATCCAGAGTCTCTCGCAAATGTAAATATGGTTAAACCTGTATTTATGGGTCGTGTTGATGCTCCTGAACTTACAAGCGATGGCATCTTCAAGGTAACAGTCACAAGCGATGTTCCAAACGTGCGTGGCGGTCGTAGAACGCAATACTCTTGCACATCTGTATTTGGCGATGCATCATGTAAAGCCGTTGTTAAGAAAATGACTCCAACGATTACCAACATCCAGCAAACAAACAACGGATATGAAGTCACGTTAAATGCTGTGGTGTCAGAACAAGATTACACAAACGGCATATTAATTGTTGAGGGTGAAGCAAGAAAAATCGTTGGGTTTATAACCAACAAGACAATCAAATTAGAATATCCGCTGTTACAAGCGACAAACTTTTTATTAAACAAACAATGTACGATACAAGCAGGGTGTGACAAAACACCGTCTGACTGCAAACGACATAATAATCAAAAACGATATGCAGGGTTCTTGTCTGTACCATTTGAATTTACTGTAAGAACATAGAAAGCAGGTGACATATGGGTAAAAGCGGAGGTGGCAAAGGCGGTAAAGGTCGAGTAGGCAAAATCATCGGTATTGCCGCAGGTATCGCCTTTGGCTTTGGCGGTGGTGCATGGGCGTTTTTAAAGGGTGTATCTGTATTTAGTCGTGTTATGTACGGTCTATCCCTTGGTATGTCCATTGGCGGTCTATTTGATAAACAAAAGAATACAACACCAGAGTCTACGTTTGACTCCAAGAATAACCAAGTAACATCTGAGGGTACAATCCCAATTATTTACGGTCAGTCTAAGGCTGGTGGTTTACAAACGTATCACCATATGGATGTTGACGGTCGTAAATTACTAAAGCATGTTATCATTGGTGAGGGTGAAATTGACGGTTTCTTTGGTGCTACTGCCAATGGATACTTACTGCCAATAAAAACAGGCGATACGGTTTCAACCAAAGTAAAAATCTTTGGTATTCGCAACAATAAGTGGCGAGATGCAACCGTTCAAGTAAGTGCTGGTACTGCACCACCACGAGGCTTTAAAGGTTTAATCCCAAGGTTAAACATGAACTCACAACAGTCAATCTACCAAGACGACATCGACTACAAGGACTTTAACAAATTCCCTAAGTTGGTACTCAAGGCAAACGGCAAGGAAACATACATTTTCTTAACCGATGATAACACCAAGATTGACGACAAATATTCTCTTGCGTGTAATACCTTTGGTAAAGTCTATCAGATTATCTTGGGTGACACATATCTGTCTGACCTACAGAAAGACGGATGGGAACTTGTTGACCCTGTAATTTGTCAAGATGCTCCAAAGAACATCCAAACCACCGAGGTAATGTCTTGTTACCAAAGAGACATATTCTTTACGACAAACGGAGACCAAAATGCTAAGAAGAGTACCGTGGTTCTACACGAGGGTCAATCAGATGCAGAAGCACCAAGTACATACACGGCAACAGGTGGTTATCCAAATACAGCATATATGGTTGCAGACTTGCGTTATACCGATAAAATGGGTGCAGGCAACCCAACGGTGACTGCCATCGTTCGAGGTCGCAAGGTATACGATTGGCGAACAGGCAAGACTGAATACTCAAAAAACCCTGCTGTATGCTTGTATGATTACTTGACTAATGACGTATATGGTGCTGGCAAGTATATTACACCAGACATCCTTGATATGGAGTCCTTTACAGATGTTGCAAATTATTGCGATGAAGTCATTACATATAATGACCCATATGGTGTAACCAAGTCAGAGAAACGATATGAACTTGATATAATTCTAAACGAAACAAAATCTCACTTAGAAAACACGCAGTCAATCTTAAATTCATTCCTTGGGTTTATTGTGTTCTCAAACAATAAAATCAAACTACGGTGTGAACGATTGGAAACACCTGTGTATGCATTTAACGACGACAATATCGTTGAAAACTCGCTATCTTACAAAGGTGCATCTATTGACCAAAGTCCAAACAAATTCAATCTAACTTACGTTGAGCCAGCATTGGATTATACTGCGGTTAAATTAATCGTTGAGGATGCTACAAACCAATTACCTCCTCCGATTGGCATTGGTCGCCCTGTGGAACAAGACATCGAGTTCAAGGGTGTCCGCAGACAAACCCAATGCTTACGACTTGGGAAAATCGCACGAGACATCATTCGCTTATGTCCAATTACCGTCACATTTAAGACAGGTCTTATGGCTTCTCATCTTGAGGCTGGCGATGTTGTGACTATCTCTAAAACATTTATTGATGAAAACGGTGAAGAGCAATGGTTATTTGAAAACCGACAAGTTCGCATCGTTGAGATAAAAGAAGAAGATGGTACATACGAAATCTCTGGTAAACAATACAACCCATCAATCTATGATGATACCTTTGGTGCATCTCTTAAGGTGTTCGCTCCAACAGGCGGCAACTCAAAAGAGATTAATCTATTGCCTGAAACCATTAAGCCTGTTGAAAATATCTCTGTTGAACAAGTGTATCGTCAACGTGTCAATGGTGTTCCAACGTATGATGCAATCTTGAACTTTACCGAACCAGATGATATTAACTATTGGTATGCTCAAGTATCAGTCCAAATAGAACGCAATGGTGTTCTTGGGGATTGGAAAGTCTATGGTGCAACCCATGGCATCATGCCTGTGATTGGTCTACAACGGAATGACAAAGTACACTTCCGTATTATACCATATGACTCTAAAGACTTACCACATGAAGAGTCCATGGTTACATACGCACACACGATTGTTCCAAAGATTGGTAATCCATCTGCTCCTACGGATGTAAACATCCGATTTACAGATATGGCGACAATCTCGTGGAAACGTGTGACGACTGCTGATATAGACCGTTATGAGGTACGCTCATCTGAGTCGTTAACTGCTGATAATCTATTGTTAATGACATCTGAAATCAGCGGTGAGATTGACTTAACTCGAATTGGTCGGAATGGTACTGTATGGGTTTACGCCATCAGTTCCGAAGAAATCTATAGTTCTCCTACTAAATATGGCTATAACGTACCAAAACCATCTGCCCCGACCGTAACAACCAAAGCGTTTATGCAGTCCTTTAGAGTTACATACGGAGACATTCCAAAGGGATGTACGGCAGTTATTCGTATCGACAACAAAGATTATCGAACTAAAGATACTTTGTTTGTATACAACGAAACAAGTGGTTTATTTAATGTATCTGTTGCGTTTGAAGATTACTTTGGTCTTGGCGATTTTTCACAAAAACAAATGGTTGAAATCGTTGCGACAATTCCACAAGAACTACTTGATAAAGAAGCCTTGGGTATTAACGAAATTAACAAACGTCTTGAGGGCATCGATAAAACAACCGTTAATCTTGATAAAAAGATTGATGTTAAAGCTGGTGAAATAACACAGACTGCCAAAGATTATGCTGACACCAAGGTAAAAGCCTTAGACGGCACAGTACAGTCTCAAATCACGCAGTTCTCGAACGCTATTCAAACTAAAGTGTCCTCGCTAGAAAAAGTTAATGATGTCACTTCTAGCTATGCACGAGCGATGCTTGCGATTTCTCATGCACCACAACTCATGAGAGACCCTGTGTTTAAAAACGAGTTGGAACTTAACTTATATACAAAAGATGGTCAACAGATTACACAACGGTTTGGTTCAGCCAATGCGATTGACGATGATGTTGTTACAGGTGGTCGCATGGTCGGTTTACTGATAGGGAACGATACATACAGTTCCATTGGCTATGGTGGTTTTAAACTAAAGCCAAAGCAACAATCGTTATCTGGCAAACTGAATGGGACATATATTGTACGCATGGTTGCCAAAGTTAAACCGTCAATGACTATTCACTTGAATAACAATGATATTGGCAACGGTGGTACAAGTGGATGGCTTACGGACAATACAGGTACCGACAAGCCAAAAGAATATGTTTTTTATTGGAAGTACGGTAAGTCTTGGTCTGGTAACGATGCGAATAATCGTGAGTGCGGTTATGTGTATTTTAAAGACAAGTCAGGTCGTAGTGTCAATCCGAACTTCATCGCTTGGATTTACAAACTTGAGGCGTATGCGATTGATGAATACGATAATTCTCTTGCGACTGTTCAATCATCTATTACTCAATTGTCAAACTCAATTGATGCCAAAGTCCAAAACTTGCAATCTGGCATATCAACACGTATCACTCAATTAGATAACGCCATTAAATCGCAAGTCTTGTCAGGTGATAAAGTTATGAGTGCTATCACACAATACACAGGTGGTACACGCATTGATGGTAAACTGTTGCATGTCACAGGACAAACCAAGTTTGACGACAATATCGTTACTGACAAGATGTTAAAAGCTAATTCTGTGACCGCTGATAAAATCAAGGCTGACTCCCTTAGTGCTATTAATGCAAACCTTGGGAATGTCCATAGCGGTACAATCACAAGTTCTACCATTAGAAACGAGAACGGAACATTCTCTGTAGACCCAAATGGTAATATCCGTGGTGCGAATATCACAGGCTCCACAATCAGTGCAGACTCGATTGTAAACGCTGGGTTTAAAGTCAAGAATATTGACTTTGCGGTACTTACTGTGGCTCATGGTCAAGATATTCCAGCGATTGGCAACTATGATATAAGAGAATGTACGCTTGTACCTCTTGGGTATTACTTTACGGAAATTCATTCACATGACTGGTCTACTAGAGATGGTCGAGAAAGATGGCGTAAGGCTGAAGATAGAAAACAAGACCGTTGTACTATTTACTTACAAGGGAATATGCCACAAATGAATAACTCTGGTCGTAACGGCGATAGAAATTTAAAAGCCTTAATTGGTCTCAATGGAAGAACAGCCGTATGTCAAGCGACATGGGAAAGTTATTGGTCTTCTGGTGGCGACAACGGTAATGACCACACAAATGAGTTTATTTCTTACGGCGTAATCTATGTTCTTGTGATTGGAAAGAAAGGGTAAAACATATGTTCTATATATTTGATAACAACACAGGTTTATGCGTATGTTCTTCACCGATTACTGTATCAATCGAGGGAACAACCGCTATTGAAACCGATGAATTTTACAACACATGGGAAATCCAGTTGGTAAACGGTGAGATTAAACCCTATGTGATTGAACAACCTGAGATTAATCCTGTAGAGTCATCCAAGGATGGCTCTTCTCAGGCACTAATCTTCCGTATTAAACATGGGGATGCCGTTTACACGGATGCACACCCAAGTTCTAAATATAGAGCAACAATCGTATCATTCCAAATGGCAGACGACAGATTTAATTCTCCAAATGTTGGTGCGATTGTAAACAAACCAGAGTTTCCATTATATCGTGGCTCTGATTATCTCGTTGGTATCAACTCAGATGGTGTTGCTTATTGTAAAAATAATAGTACATCATTTGAGCATACAATATCTGGGTGGATAACTGTCGTATTAAATCCAATAAAGGCAGGTGATTAAATGAGAGATTACGTTCATGAAGAAGACGATTTTCTTCATGTTGGTGCTGACTGGGAGAGGCGATACACGGTTAAAGATGTGACATTTGACATAGCCAATACGACATCTGTATGTAAAATCAGAGACCGAAGAGATAACCTACTATTGGAAGCCTCATGTACTGTGGAAGAAAACTCTGTGCTTGTTAGAATTGGTTATCAAGACACACTGGCTCTCGATAAAAAAGTAACAAAAGGTCGATATGATGTGTTTGTCACTTACAATAATAAAACCTATAAAATCTGCATGGGTAATATAGATATTATCCATGATATTTCTATGCATTAACAGGAGATTGATAACTATGGCAGAAAGTAATGAAGTAACAAGAGTTGCTTTTGCTGAACCTATTGAAGTGAATGTTAATATTCCAAACTTCGAGGGTAAGGCTGGTAGAGATGGCGTTGACGGTCGAGACGGTGACGATGCATATCGTGTTGCTGTCCGAAATGGCTTCGTTGGTACAGAACAAGAGTGGCTCGCAAGTTTACAAGGCGGTGGCACAGGAGCCTCAAAAGCTGAAAAAGCTAGACAAAAACTGTTAGAGAACAATATTTGGTGTGACGACTCAGCTGTAGACTCTGTATTGAGTGCTGTAATTGGCAACTGGGGCAAACCAATGCCACGCACAGATTATAAACCAATGCGTTTAGAAAGTTCTCTTATTGTCGGTATGAAAAATTTTTCATTTAGTGGTGAACCACACTATAAGCTACAAGTAGACTCTAATGAGCCACAAGAGTTTGACGAAAACGGTGTACTCAATATTGAATTAACCAATACCAACGCAGGCGACTCATTCTCTGTACAATACTTAAATTACACAGGCGGTTATGTAAGTGGCAACTCTTACAATTTTGGTGATTTAACTGCTGTTTTTAGAACAGGGTCATTAATTGAGTCTAAGGCATTTAATATCCCAGACTTCCAAGCAAATGTTTTGGTTTCTGTATATGACAACAAAATAGTTTCAATCACAAGAAATAGTGATGCAGATGATGAACAGTCACACTCGATTTCCGATAGTGAATACCGAGAGATTTTTAATTGGGTAAAAACAAAAGTCGATGATGTTGAGACTATTATTTTTGATAGGTCTGTAACACTTTGGCAATGGGTCGCAGAATATATTTCTTGGATTGAAAAGATTTATAATATCTTAGGTCATGGCTTTAACTTAAAAATAGATTTAACTAACTATAGCTATCGAGATGAAGACAGAGGTGAAAGACTCATCGAAGCACGGACTAGCGATAGATATGGTAAAATCTTAATCAATAAAGCTATCCAAGTTGGAGACTCTAATATATTTATCGTTAAACCTACAGGTAAAAGAATTGTGTTTGACTATAAAACTCACTTAATTAAGGAGTCGAACTAACAATTTAGTCAAACAAAACCTTGGGGAGACCTCTTCCGTCTCCCCAAGTTTTACATATGTTTTTAATTCGTAAGAAAGGCAATCAATGGAACTATTAACAATGATTTCTTTGATATGTGGCATACTTGTGTTTGTCGGAAGTTTTATCGGCTTTGTATTTAAAGTCATGATTATTTCCCCATTAAAAGTCTCTATTGACAATCTATCAACAACTATTGCCGCAATCTTGAAAGACATCGAAACAGGTCGTGTTGACCGATACAATATGTCCATCAAACTGAGTGGTATGGAAAGCGATATAAAACATATCGGTCAACGTATTGATGCCTTAGAGGAATATTCTCGGAGGTAATCAATGGACTCACTATTCGCAAAAGCAAGAGAATATTGGGATAAACTAAGAGAGAGCCATGGGAATATTCAATCCTTACAGTTCGTTAAGTTTGTGATTACAACCTCTTTCGTACCAATTTTTGTGTACTTGATTGTTTGGTTGTATGCAATCTATGCTATGCACGTTGGATTAAACGTGAATATTCTCGTGTCTCTCTTAACGGAACTACGCTTGTTTGTTTCCGTAATCTTCTCTACACAAACTGTGACAGGTCTTCTTGCATATGGTGTTGCACTCATTGACTCAGATGGGAACGGAGAGTCAGACGAATTAGACTCTAAGGCACATACAAGACAACCTGTTGGTCTTCCTGTATTTAATAACGAAAAGGGTGATACGAAATGAGACAGCTAGGGATAAATGAACTTATGGATATGGCAACGAACGCCCAAGGTTCAATCGACAAAATATATCTACATTGGAGTGCTGGTCATTACAACCAAAGTCACACCGAAAGCTACCACATTTGTATAGACGGCTCAGGTCAACTATGGACAGATGTCGATGATTTAACCGAACATCGAGACCACACATGGCTACGCAACAGCCGTGCCATCGGTATTTCAATCAATGGTTGTTGGGATGCAGTAAGTCCAACTAACATGGGTACAGAACCACCGACAGAGGCTCAAATCTATGCACTATCATATGTTGTGGCACTGTTGTGTGTCCAAATCGGTATTCCATTAGATATTCAGCATGTAATGACACATGATGAAGCCGCTGATTGCTTGGATGGAGAGTACCCTCATGCACCATATGGGTATCGCAACGGTTCTGAACGATGGGATTTACTGGTTTTGAGACAGGGTGAACTCCCAGAAACAGGTGGCGACCAAATTCGTGGTAACGCACGTTTTATCGCCAATAATGAATGGGGTATCAGCCTATGATGTCATACAGAATTGAGAAACCCCCATTATGGAAAACGGTTGGAACGGTCTTTTCCATATGTCTAGTTGGTTTATTCGTGTGTGTATATCTGTTGTTCGCAGGTATTAAAACACACGAAGAACAATTAAGACAAACCGAACACGACTTACAACAAACACGCATACAACTGGAGTTGACACGTAAAGACCGTGCTAAGTTGCAACGACAAGTAAATGTTTTGGAAAACCTTGAGGTAGAACGTGGTACACTCGTACCAACGGAAACAACGGAGAAACGATGAATGAAACAATTAAAACTATTTGGACTACCCATCGCAGCTATATCGTTGTTGGTTTGGTGTTTATCTTTTGTGTCGCCTGTCTATGGCTCTACGCCGACAGAAGCAGTCGTATTGACACAAGCCCAATACAACACGCTACTGAAGAACTTCGACACGCTGGAGAATACAATAGACAGTCAGTTGAATACAATCAACGAATTAGAACAGCAGTTGAGCATAGCCAAGATGTCAACGAACGAATCACAACAAGCGTTACTCGAAGCCTTGAGGCAACTCGAGGAACAGCGGCAGCTATTGATAGAAGCACAGAACTCGTTGAGAGAACAAGAGAGTCTTCTATTGCAGCAAAGGCTATCATTAGAGAAAGCAGAGATATACTTAAATCAGCAAAAAGAGATAATCAAGAAAGCACAACACCAGAACCGCAATTCTAAAATCTTGAATATTATTCTTGGTACAGCTTTGGTGTATGCAATCACCAGATAGGCAGGTGGTCTTCTTCATCTCTCTAGCGGACAAGAGTGGATGTCCGATATAGTCTTTTTAGTCTGTTAAATATTCTACATAATATAAATGGGGAGTATACCAATTACGGTATACTCCCCATTTTTTGCGTTTTACGCATTATTTTGTTTTAATTCCAATGGTTTAACCTTGGTGATTGTGTCACCACGCACTTGAATGTAATATCCTGTGCCAATCTTAAGTTCAACCAAGTAATTAGACCACATGACATACTTGTTACCAACGTGGTCGAATACATATGCCATAGGTTTGCCTGCCTTGGTTGTTTTTTGTTTGAAATCAGAAACGATAATCGCCTTGACATCACGACCGTTTGCCAAATTTGTGTTATATTCCCTCAGAGGGTCTTCAACCGTACACCCAAGGTATTCATACCTAAGAGAGACTACAGGCACCTTACAGGTCAAATTTGGGCGTTCTATGAGCATTATAGAATTATACTTGTCTGTCCATTCTTGGATTTTCTTTTCGATGTTCTGTTTCTTTTTATCCAAGGACTTTAATTCCTTGTCAGAGAACAATCCATCGTTTGTATACATGATGTCTTCGTGCTGTTGTAGTTTGGATTGCCACTCATGTATTTTATCCAATGCGTTTTTACGGTCTTTATCATAAGACTTATACTCTGGGATTAACGCCATGAGTTCATGAGTATCACCCAAGAAGTCTAATGCACCACTACCAACTAAACCCTGTAGCTGCAACTTGGTGTACTTACTGAAGATGGCATCTATGGTGTATTCGTGTGGTTTTTCAATCTTGTTGATACCTTTGATATATGCAAGACCGACACGCACAGAGCCATCCTCGACTGTCCATTCACGTTGACTGTGGCGTAAGTCAGGTGGCAATATCTTGATGCCCTTGCGTTGCATCTCTTGGATGTACGGCAAGATTTTCTCTTGATTGCCATCTTCAGAGTTAATGGTTGCAACATAAAACTCGAGCGGATAGTGTGCTTTTAAGTATGCCGTTATGTATGCCATGTAGCCATAAGATTGGCTGTGAGCCTTATTAAATCCATAGCTTGCGGCTGCAATAATCATGTCTAAAATTTGTTTCGCCACATCTTTATCTGTACCATTCGCAACCGCACGGTCAACAAATTCTGCCGTAATCTCTTGCATTAAATCGTGGTCTTTTTTACCAACCGCACGTCTTACCGTATCTGCTTCCGCCATTGAATATCCAGCGATAATCTGACACACACGCATAATTTGTTCTTGGAACACCATGATACCATATGTTTCACCTAATGGTTCTTTTAATCGTTCATCTAAGTACTCAAACGGCTTACCATTACGGCGGTCAATATACTCATCTAACATGCCTGTTAAAATACACGCTGGTCTATACAAGGCAACCACAGCGATTAAATCGACAAAGTTCTTTGGGGCAATACTTTTAAGAGTTCTTACCATTCCTTGTGATTTCATTTGGAATACTCCAAGTGTATCACCTTTACATAGCAAGTCTAACGTAGGTTTATCATCCCAAGGTAATTTTGCCAAGTCAAGACTGTTTTTAACACCAGCCATCGTTACACAATCATTGATTACATCCAAGGTTCTAAGACCAAGAATATCCTCTTTTAGAAAACCCATAGACTCTAAATGTTTAAAGTTTGTGGATGCCACAAAGGTTTCTTCTTTTGTTTGAGAATTTTTTTGCATCTCTAGTGAGCAATACTTGGTAATATCTTGGTTTGAAACAATGACTGCCGATGCGTGTTTCCCAAAGCCAGTCATAATACCGACCAGCTTTTTAGCGAGTTCAAACATCTCTTGATGTTTACCATCATTTATATAATCAAGCTTTGCATACTCAAGGTCGTTATCATGGAAATCTTCATCATCGTCAAAAGATACATCCTTGATTTTCTTTGAATAGGCATCTGCAATAGTATGGTCTACGCCTAGACATCGTGCAGCTTCTTTTAATGCTCCAGATGCTTTCATGTATGAAAATGTACGACATTGATAGACATATTTGTATTTTTCTTCAAGATATTGAATAACTTCTCCTCGTCTTACCTTAGAGCAATCGTTGTCAATCCTGCTTACCCTCTGTTTCCAGATATTTATTAGGGGAGTAGACTATCTCATCATCTTGTCTTTAAACAAGAGCCTTGCACTTCCATTGGGGCAATATCCAATATACTTCACTATTGTGAATAGTCGTTACACTTTATATGGAAACAACCAACTTTACGATACTTATGCATAGAAGTTAGTGAGCCACCATAAGTCGTATGAAAATATCTTGATGCTTCAAGACACGACTTAAAACTTTTTAATGGTGTATCACCTTTATATAATGTACACTCTCTAAAATTTCTGACAGGTGACATAGTCTTGTAAGATTTATACAAGTTTTCTTTTCTTGTTACCCATCTTAAATTAGAAACGTGATTATTTTTAATGTTATTATCTATATGGTCTACCTCTGGCAAGTTATTCGGATTAGGAATAAAAGCCGTTGCGACCAGTCGGTGAACAGAAAAATGCTTATTTACATTATTTTTACTTAACCGAACATACATATAATTGCTAGTAGTTGTTGGTGATTGAGAAATAAATCGTTTAGAATGATTGCTATATATGCGACCATCTTCATATACGATATAATTCTCATATCCTTTTATTGGTTTTGATTTCATATAACCTCTCTTTAGAGGTTGTTTCCATATCTTAGCACGGTATTATCTGCTATCTCGTGTACCACATACACTAGACCGTAGACTCTCTTACGAAGCGTATTCGCCTATGGGAAACGACTATAATTGTCATATAGCCAGTCTTATTTAACTTCTACCGTTAGCCGTCTATTGACGACACCGCTTTTGCCATAGCGTTCACAAGGAACTTAGCTATGTGTCACCACACGCTCGGACATTAAAATCTATCCGCTGGAGATATACGGTTTGGATTCGCAAACCGTTCAAAATACAAATCGTTTGTAATGGCATCAAGTTGAACAATGTCCATCAGATACGCACACTCACATCCGCCGCAGCTTCCACGTCCGTACCCAACTGGGATGTCACGCTTGCGACACGCATCGAGAATATCTTTGGTTATCAACAGATAGTCCATATACCCAACTTGTTCCAAAATGTCAATCTCGTGTAGCACACGTTCGTCAACACGTTTTTTAAACTCTGGTGTCACCTTGCCGATAATCTTTTGTTTATACCCCTGTCTCAACGCATCAAGAAACACAGGTTTGACATCGCCATCTTTAACATACTTTGGATAGACATCTAAGTTGAAATCAACCTGTGTATTACATTTGTCGAAAATGACATTGGTATTCTTTACCATGTCTTCAACCATATCAACACCAAATTGTGGATATAGACGGTCGAATACCTGTGCTTCCGATTGTATAAAGAAGTCGTTTGAACCATAGTATTGGTCTTCATCATCATCTTGAGAACGACCACGGAAAGCCTTATGTAAAGCGTAATCTTCTTCATACACATAATGAGAGTCACAAGCGGCAATCAATGGTACATCATATTTTGCACCCATTTCTGCAACCATTGCATTAAAACGCTTTTGGTCTTCATGTTGATACGTATGGATTTCAAAATATAAGTCGTCACCAAAAATGTCTTTGAACTGCGGAATTAAAGACTCACGGTTATCACCCTTAAGCCATCCACCCATGCATGCCGATGTACAAATAAGACCCTCTGAATACTTGCGTATCATATCAAGGTCACATCTTGACTTGTAATAGTAATGTTTATGTGCTTCGCTGGTTAATTTAAACAAGTTCTCAAGTCCGACTTGATTTTTCGCAAGAAACAAGATATGATTATATGACTTGTCCTTGATGTGGACATCATATGTATAATACAATTCAGACCCCATCACAAGTTTCAAATCTGTGCCATGTTTCTTGTTGTATTTCTGTAGGTGTACATATGTTTCAATCAAGCCTGAACAACCGTTGTGGTCTGTAAGTGCAAACCCTCGTTGTCCAAGTTCGTGTACACGCTTGATGATGCCATCCACAGAACTAATTGCATCTTTCATCCCATAGTTGGAAAACTGTGAGTGTAGATGCAAGTGAATAAAGTTGTCTGCCATATTTTTACCTCCTGTTTGAAAACATTTTTATTCGTTATTGACATTATATCACAAGTGGTGTATAATTGCAAGTGAAGTTGATTGAACTTCAAAAGTATTTTTCCAAACGGAAGGACAAAAGCATATGGCAAAAGTAAACGAAAAAATCGTGGATGTCGTGACTCCTGTTGGTGAGTCTGTATTCTGTAAGATTAATGGTGTCGTTGACGATTATATGGGTCAAAACAAATACACAATCACCATTAAATTAGACGATGCAGATGCCAAAGCGTTACAACAACAGTTGATGGGTATCTGGGAAAACTCTGAGACTTACGATGCTCGCACAGACGAGGAAAAAGAAACAGACCGCCCTAAGTTCCCATTGACAAAATCCAAACAGTACGGATGGCAACTCAAGGCAACTACTAAGACTGAGTTTACTGACAAAAACGGTCAAGTTCATGAGAACATCATCCAATTAGTCGATGGTAATAAAAAACCAATGGACACTAAAACACAAATTTGGAAAGGTTCTAAAGTTGCTCTGTGGCTCGGTGCAAGACCGTATGAAACACCAACGATATACGGTGTGTCACTCAAACTCAAGGGTATTCAAATCATCGACTTAATCACAGGTGGTTCTGGTGGTGCGTTCGGTGGCTCTGCATCCGATAGTGTTCAATCCTTTGGTGGTTCTGCTATGGGAGACACTTTTGGTGGCTCTGAGGATGACTCTATTCCATTCTAACAAAAATTAACAACCAAATATTGAGAACCAAAATCAACCCAAGTCAAATACGGCTTGGGTATTTTGGCGTTCAAACAATGAGGCACTTTTGTCTAAAATTTTGTGTAAAATTGTGAGATTTATCCTTGACAAATTTAAACTTTTGTGATACCCTATCAAACCTATGTATTAATACATAAGAATATACTTGTGAATTAATACCTAAGTATACTTGTGTATGAATACCTTGGGATTAAAACATTGGTATGGAATACATTGGTTGTTCATACCTTGGTTATTAATACTTTGGTCTTAAAACTGTTGTTCCCCATACATATGTTTTCACTCTCTGTTTTTCTACTTAAGGTTTTCATACAGTAGTGGAATACTTGTTTGGTATCTTATGTATTCTCACTACGTTCGAATAACATAAGATACACGACAAACCATATGAATTGCTTCGCAATAATCGGCAAGCCGATTGTATTTTTCTTAGTCAGACAAAAACTTCCTTGACTTGGCAATACAGGTATGCTATAATGATGGTACAACAAGTCAGAAACAAATTTATTTAACCGACAGGAGGAACAAAACATGGCAACCGACTTTGAAAAACAAGAACCAAAGAAAAAAGCATGGACACTTGCCATGCAATACTTTAAAAAGTGTACCAAAAATGGTGCGTTCAAGAATAACAAACCAACATCTGAGTTTTTTAAGGTTCGCTCATTCTTTACACAGATTGATGAGAACTCAATGTTGAAACTACATAAATATATGAACTCGTTGGAATACAAAGAAATGTCTTTAACCGACTTGTTTATTCAGGCAAACGAGTTGAACGCAGTTCAATTCGCAAAAGCCAATACGAATACTATTCTTAGAAAACGTAAACAGTTCGACATCCATAAATGGTTAGACGACAATGCGTAGAGTCAATCAGTTGGGGTTCTTGGTTGTGAATAAAAAGAAACCAACGCCCAAAAGAAAAATTGAAGACTTGAATTTGAATACGTTTATGGCACGTATAAACAAGCATAAGTATTTAACAAAACTAAATACAACTGACAAAGAAGAAGTGTTTCTTACGTTAGAGTCTATTGCATCCGTTCATAAATCATTTGACTATCAGTTAGTTGGTAATGCCATGAGATTTGTATTTGAGCGGACAGAGCGTTACACTTTCGCAAGAAATTGGAACATCGAGCATATTGGTTTTGGTTCATACCAAAGAGCCAAGTGTTCATATCTGTTTATCTTTGACTACGATAAGAATGAGACATTTGTCTTCATCAATCGTAAGCCATATCCAGAGACAGAACTTGAGATATGGGAAATGTCAGACTTAAATTATTGGGGGTAACATGAAGATTGAAAACAACTTGATATACTTTCATTTGTTGTACGCATTAGAGATACGCAAAAATCTCATTAAGTTAATGGAACTGATATATGAACATGGGTATCAAACAATACAACCAACAAATGACGGTCTATTGATACTGTCAAATGGTGAGTACTTGACTTCACTACGACATAAAAACTTTTGTTTCTTGACTGAGAAATCTGCTATGACACACAAACAAATGTCTGTCGCAGAGTTTATCAACAAACGCAGAAAAATAATCAAACAATCATTTGACAATGCACAAGACATCGTTCGCAGCATCGAAACATCATATAGTCAACTGTTGGGGGTCATGGAGAACGTGGACAATCCCTATAATCCATTTGAAGAACTGTATTTGGTTGACCGTGAGAGGGTTGTTCGCAACTGTACGGTCAATCCAAAATTCATTACACACGTTGAACCAATTAGTGAATATCTACCGTTAATTGAAGTCAGAGATAACAAACCTGTTCCTGTGAGAGAACTTGTGAATAATTTGCACTTGCTAAAATGTTGTTTTGATGATACAATAGATTATGAGATGAATACTTTAATTAAAAAACTACAGGAGGAATACAGTTGGTATGAACACAATCTCGACACTTAAGTACAAGATAGACATACAAGAACTCGTGGAAGAATACACCACGTTATCACGAAGCGGTGGTAAAGTACCACGAGGAACATGTCCGATATGTCATGGAGATAACCCAACAGAGTTCTGCATCTTGGGTGACCGATACTATTGTCACCGATGTGGTTCATCTGGCGATGCCATTGGTTTTTATGCAGAAGTAGAGGGTCTACCATTCTATCAAGCGGTAGAAGCCTTGGCAGAAAAGTACGAGGTATCAACAGACGACCCAACGTATCAGAAACAGAAAAGCATCGTAGGACAGAATACAAAGACTGCCATGAAGTACCATAAAGCAGTTGATGCCGTTCGTGAATACATGAACATAAAGCGTGGTATCAATGATGCAGTCTTAGACGAGTTCTTGATTGGTTACGATGCTGGTGGTTTCTTGGGTGTGCAATCTTCTGGGATTGTAATCCCAATTCAAGATGCTTATGGTCGTATCGTTGGATTTTCCAAGAGACGACTCGAAGAGACCAACGAACCGAAATATAAAAACACAAGAGAAGACGATGTGTTTATCAAGCGACAACTGCTGTTTAATTATCATCGAGCCATCAAGATGTTAAAACCAAACGGTGTACTGCATGTTGCCGAGGGTTATCTCGATGTTATGTCAGCACATCAACAAGGTGTACCATGTGTTGGTTATCTTGGTGGTCGCTTGACGAAAGACCAAATTGGTCTACTCTGGGAGTTACAAAAGAGATACAATGGCGATATTACATTTGCATTGGCTGTTGATAATCCAGAGTGCGATGCCACAGGTCGAAAGGCATTGTTAAAGACACGAGAAGACATCAATAAGTACGCACCAGAATTGAACGTGCGTGTTGTTAAGTATCCGAAACAGGAGGATTTTTATGCTAGTATGTAAAGTTGAAAACTTATTTGGTGAAAATGATTATCGCTGTGGTAGAATGGCAAAATATGTTATTACTGTTGGAGAGACCAATTATCTACCCTTGGATGCTGTTAAAAGAATTGGTTTTATCTATGAGGGAACAGACATCGAAGATATAGAATACGAAGAGTCTACTAAGGCTACAAAAAAACACAACACTGGCTGTTGCTTTTGAAGACTTGTTTGTAGATGACTCTTATGATAAAGCATGGGATAAGATGGCTGTGGAAAAAGATGGTGTCAAATACTTGACATTAGACACACTTAGAGAAACATCTCTCGTTATTATGCCTTGCGATTTACAGGAGGTTGAAGTATGAAACTAAAAGTTGTGTCTTATGAAGATTTATTCGGTTCAAACGATATAATCGCTTATTGCGAAGACAAAGCCATTGTAAAAGATGGTAAAAAGTACTTTTCATTAGAAGTGCTAGATGGAACAAATTTTGATTATTTGGAACAATGGGTGCAGGAGGTTGAGTTTTAATGAATGTATTAGTTGCATGCGAAGAGTCACAAACCGTTTGTGCAGCCTACAGAAAACTTGGGTTTAACGCCTATAGCTGTGACTTGGTTGAGTGCTCTGGTGGACATCCAGAGTGGCATATCCAAGATAATGCACTACAAGTAATCAAGCGTAAAGGCGGTGTGACACAAAGCGGTAATCTTGTGTTTGTCGATAAATGGCATCTCATGATTGCACATCCACCGTGTACATACTTGACATCTAGTGGTGCAAAATGGTATTATCATCCTGAGGACAAACATCTTCCGATTAAAGACCGCAGACCACATCCAAAGTTTCCAAATCGTAAAAAAGACCAAGAAGATGGTGTAAACTTCTTTATGGCACTTATGAATGCAAACATTGATTATATTGCAGTAGAAAACCCTGTTGGTGTTATGTCAACGAGATACCGTAAGCCAGACCAAATCGTGCAACCATTCATGTTTGGCGACCAAGCACGAAAAACCACATGTTTATGGCTCAAGGGGTTGCCTTTGTTAGAGCCAACAAATGTCGTAGACGAGGGAGAAACTTTGACTTTCAAAAGTGGCAAGCGTATGCAAAAGTGGATTTCAGATGCATTAACCGAAACAAAATCTGCCGAAGAACGCAGACGTTTACGCTCTAAGACATTTCATGGTATGGCAGATGCGATGGCTAAACAATGGGGCGATTTTTTATTACAACAGGAGATAAAACATGAAAAAACTAATTGAGCAACATCCAGTATTTACCTTCCGTGTTCTGTATTGGACACTATATGTGATTTTACTGTTGGTATTAAATATGCAACAACCAACATTGACTGCCTTAACGATTGGCATCTTTGGCATTCTCAGTGTATGCCGAATGGTGACTTCGTTGGTTGCTATGGTGTTGGTTAAATACAAGGATTACGACTTACAGGTTATACCACACAGTCTACTGGAGATTAACGATAAGTACATTGGTTGATTTATTACAGGAGAAAAATCATGAAATATACAAACGGGAATGCCAACATTTGGCTTGACTTAAGAGATGGTACACGCATTATCGAATATCCAGACCATCAGGATTTAGCACTAGATACGCCACTCAATATTGATATTCGTGTGTCTACACAATGTCCATATGGTTATAACACGGTAACGCAAAAATCTACTTGTGCATTTTGTCACGAGTCTGCCTTAGTGAATGGACAAGAATGTCACTATGGTATTCTACAACAGGTATTAATCGATGCAAACCTCCCTAGAGGTACTGAGATTGCCTTAGGTGTCAATGAAGTAACACCTGATTTAATCCAATTCGTTAAGAACTTATGGAAACTTGGGTTGGTTGTAAATATTACAATGAACGAGCGTTATATTACAGAATTTGGCGACACAGGGTTAAAACAATTATTGCCCTATGTGTTTGGTCTTGGTATCTCTTATCGCTCATTACAGGGGTGTTTATCGCTACCAGATTGGATTGCTGATTATCCACACACGGTTATCCATGTGATTAATGGTATTGACGATTTTAACGATGTAAAAGAACTTGGGGTTAAATACCGTAAGTTATTAATCCTTGGGGAAAAAGACTTTGGGTTTAACCGTGGCAAAGTCAATTTGAATACCCCAAGCCATATCGAATGGAAATCTAATGTTATGGAACTCACGAAAATATTCGATGTTGTATCATTCGATAATTTGGGGTTGCAACAATTAGAAATCCGTGGTAAAATATCTACAGAAGAGTACGAAACATTTTACCAAGGTGAACACTCGATGTATATTAATGCCGTTGAACAATATTTTGCTCCATCAAGTCGAACAAGAAACGGTATTAAACATTTCAATGAAATCTCTTTAAGGGATTATTTCCAAAATTGTGAAAGAAAGCAGGCATCTCATGAAACTGATTAGACAAGGCGTGTTTGAAACCAATAGTTCTTCTTGTCATTCTATGGCATGTGTCGCAAGATTACAATTAACCACGCCACAGGAAACACAAACGATTACACAACAGTTTAGTGTCCTTGGATTTACACCGATGTTTAACGACCAGTCTTGGGAAGTCTATTTTGAAGACTATGTGAGGAAAGAACAAAGATTGTCTACACCATATGACAAACTGTGTTATTTATTGACAAGCCTCTATAGCGAATGGTTGATAGGTGAGGTGTTTGAAGATACATTTTATCTACAAATTAAAGAGTGGCTGCAAGACATTGGCGTTACCTTGGAAGAATTTGGGTATGATAGAGAAGATTATGTCGAAAAAGTTTCTGACCAAGGTGTTGTAGAACAAAATATGTTTAAAACAAAAGAAGATTTATATAAATATTTGTTTGACAATAATCTCGTGGTTGACATTCAATATTTTGAAGTTGAAGCTGAGTATTAAGTATTAACAGGGGGCAAATAAATGAAATTAATACGCAACGGAGTTTTTGAAACAAACTCTAGTTCTGCACATTCGTTGGCATACAAAAACACAGTCTTGCGTGATTACAATTATAAACCAAAAGACGACTTGTGTTTTGCCATAAAAGAATTGCATCTAACAAAGAAACCAAAGGAATACGAAATGTATTCGTATATGCCTTTGTATTTCGATGAATACGGTTGGGGATTTGACTATCTTCTCCAGCAGAAAAATTAAGCTACTTGATGTCGTCCGTTTACCAGTATAAAACTTGGGGTGTCATTAAAGAAGACTCATTTTTCAAACAAGTAATTCAATGGTTAAACGAATTAGACATCGTTGTCAATCTACCAGAACAATACGGTGACTCTAGTGAAGTTGATGCATATGTTGACCATCAATCTTGGAATGTCGTGGACAAAAATATGTTTCAAACCAAAGAAGATTTGTTGACATATCTATTTAATAACGACATTGTAATCCATATTGAAAACGACAATTCAGACATCATGCAAGATTGGGTTGATAAACCAAAAGAAACAATGGATTATAACGCAGCAATGTATTGGTGTGTTTCTCAATATAAATGCGTAAGACGTAAATCTTGGGAAGATGGCGTGTATCTAATTTATGATGTCCTTAAGGATGGCGATGGTTGTTACCACTTAAGTTATCTGTTGATTAATAACAAGTTAAAAAGTGTTTATACACCAACAGTAGATGATACACAAGCATCCGACTGGACAGTATCTTTGGAGGTAAATAAGTATGAAATTAATTCGTAATGGTGTGTTTGAAACCAACAGTTCATCCGCACATTCTCTTGCGTATGGCACAGAATATATCTTGCGTGGTTCTCGTTGGTATCAACCAACAGAAGAACACGACTTTAGTAATCCAATGTATCGTTTAGATGCGGTACCAGACCATTACAAAGGATACACATTCTATGAATGGCTTGGTGAGTTCGGTTGGAATGGTAAGTATTTACGTACACCACAAGAAAAGTTTTCTTATCTGTTGACACAAATGGCAGATACATCGGAAGAACTGCATGAGTCAACCGATTATGAAACCATAAAAGAAATGGTCGAAGACATTGGTTGTGAAATTGTTCGATGTAATGACCAAGATGGCTATGTTGACCATGAAAGTTATGGTATTGTTAACCCATCGTTATTTAAGTCTAAAAAAGACTTGATTACGTATCTTTTTAATGATAACATTAGAGTATACATTGAAAATGACAATTACGAATACCAAGAATGGTACACTGGCAAAAAAACGTCACTTTTAGGGGTAGCCTATGACTTATAAAGAAGTTACAAAAGATATTTATATTGGTCTTATCATAAAGCGACAATCTTGGGATAGTCTACGTGTTCAATATATGGAGTTATTCGATGGATTTGATAGCTTTGTAGACTTCGCAATGGTGTCATATGATGCACTCACAAATGAGTACATCGGTATTTACACACCAGAGCCACGAGATGAGTTTGCAAACGATTGGGTGGTGATTAAATGATAGATATGTTTTTACTGGTGTATTGCCAAGGTGAATACGATGATTATTTCGAAAGTCCATCTTATATGTTTACAGACATGATGTCGGTAAAACAACAATGGGAAGAAATCATTGCAAAATCAGCAGTAGAAGACATCGAATACCAGTTCTTGACATCTAAGTTACAAGAGTTGGATGGATATGAATTGCATAAGTTATATGGTCAAGTTGTCTCAAACGAAGATATTTCTTTTAATGATTTCTTGTATAATCCAACGGACTACCCAAATATTCTTGCGTTGTTCTCACAAGAACATCAAGAGTTGTTCTTGCAATACAAGATTTTAAACGCAAGATATGAACAATTAGGTGGTTTCTCCAGAGAATATGACAATGGTCATTTCAAAGTAGACCATTATGGTATTCAACCAGATGGGAGTCTATTCTTGCACGACACATTTTATGACATTGGAGACATCCCATGTTAAAAACACAATTAATTACCAAAATCCCATTGGAAGCACCTATTAACCAATGTCAGGGTTTTTGTTATGACACAAAACGCCAAAAGTTTGTTATCGCAACAATCTCAAGCGATAATCAAACACAAGATATTATGCGTGTATGTACCGATTGTGGTACGGTCGTGTACAAGAAACGGTTTAACGATAAGCCACGCTTGGGTCATATGAACACGTTGTCTTATCGTGACGACTTGGACGTTATCTACACGACAAATGCAACTGTTGATGGTTTTCTCTTGACGGTACTCAATGCAGAAACATTTGAGGTTCAGGAAACTATTAAGATGCCACACAAGGTCTTTAATGTGGCGTATGACTCATATTGGAATGCATTCACATCCATTCGACCATTCAAGAAAAACATGCGTTTAATTCAAGAGTACAAATGTGATTACTTGGATGCAAAACCAAAGTATTCTCATGAATATCAACTTGATTGTTTTAACGAAGATATTAATAACAATGGTGCGTTGTCTCAAGGTCAAATGCTTGTGTTTACTAATATGACACATCTATTGGTGTACAATCGTTTTACGAAAGAGATGGACACATATGAAATCCCAAAAGATATTGAGCCAGAAGATTTTGACTTTGTTGGAGACGAATTATATTGTGCCGTCTACCGACCAAAACATCAAGTTGAAATACACAAAGTCATTGAACCACAATTTGTACGTTGACGAACCACATTTAGATATGATACAATGGGTCACAATAGCGTTTACCACAAATGTTCGCAAGAGTCTTGATACGGCATTGTTAATGTATTTGGCATCGAATTATACCGAAGAAGAATTGCGTAAACTGCCTGTGAGTGCCATCTCTCACTTGGTCGATGTTCGGTTTATTCGAGATGCTGATGGTGGTATTGGTTACGAGATACGACCAAAGTTAAAAACCATAAAGATATAACACAGGAGGTCTACATGAAATTCATTGATTTATTCGCTGGTATCGGCGGTGTCCACTCTGGCTTAACCAAAGCTGGCATGGAATGCGTTGGTTGGTGCGAACAAGATAAATATGCACAAGCATCATACCGTGCGTTATATCCAACGGATAATCTTTGGTTTTCACCAGATATCCGTGCATTAAACGGTACAGAGATGCCGTATGCAGACCTGTGGTCATTTTGTTTTCCTTGTCAAGATTGCTCAATCGCAGGATTAAAACAGGGTATGGAAAATACTCGGAGCGGTTTATTTTATCAGGTCATGAGGTTATTGAATGAAACAAAACATAAACCCAAATGGTTGTTCATTGAAAATGTTAAGAACTTATTATCCATCGACAACGGATGGGGGTTCTACGGAATGTTGTCTGAAATGGACAAAGCAGGGTATGATGTCTTTTGGCGTGTGTACAACACGAAAGACTTTGGACTACCACAAAACCGTGAAAGGGTGTACATTATCGGACATCTTGGAAACGGATGTACCGAAGACATTTTGTACCGACCAAACCAAAGCGAACAATCTATTGTTCAAGTCGGAAACATAATCCATACGACTTCTTTTGGTGGTAATCCACAACGAGGTCGCATATATTCACCACATGGGTTATCTCCAACGCTGACTTGTGTCAAGGGTGGAGGTATTGAACCAAAGATATTATTGGGTAAAAATCCCAATGTAATACGTAAGTTGACCCCAAGAGAGTTCTGGCGATTACAGGGGTTTACAGACGAACAATTTGATACCTGTGCAAAGATACAATCGAACGCACAGTTGTATAAACAAGCTGGTAATTCCGTGTCTATTCCGATTGTATATGAACTCGGGAAGAAGATTATTGAACACCACAGGAGGATTAATGGAGAAACAATGTAAAGATTATAACGACTTATTAGTCCAGAATGTGGATATTGGTTCTCTTGAGACCGAACCGCTAGATATTACCTGTTTAAATGTTCTATTAGAAGAATACCCAAGGAAAGAAGACCAATATAAAAAAGCATCTCGGTTCTGCAAGTCAGTCAACGACAAAATGGTGCTTGCCGATATTGCGACCATGCTCGCGAAGAGGTGGGATAGAACCATTGAGGATGTCAAAAATTATCTCGATGTGACCGCATCCAACAGTGAAGAACTTTGGGGAAAAGTCCATGGCTTTAAAGACTCGTTTGAAGACATGAAGACATTCATCGGTCAAGAGGGTGTTCCCCTTGGTTTTCCATCCTTGGATTTTGCTATTAATGGTGTTAAGCGTAGAGAAATCGTATTGCTTGGTGCGTATACCAACCAAGGTAAATCGTTCTTTGCAGCCAAGGTTGCCGCACATCGGTTGATGGACTCAAAGGATAATGTCTTGATTTTCTCATTGGAGATGCCACGAGGTCAATTCTTGGCTGAAATCGTCAAGGAAATTCTCGAGGTTGAAGAAGACGAGTTGTTCGAGATGTTGCAAACGGAGTCAGGCATTGAGATTTACTCTCAAGTAGCATCTGTATTGGACAAACGAGTGCGTTTCGTGGATGAACCGAATAAGACCATTGAAGACCTTGAGAAGATTACCGAGGCTTGTTATGCCAATGATTTCCCTGTGGATTTTGTTATATTCGACCATTTCCACTTGATACCTGACATTGACGATATTCCTGTGTTGTCTAAAAATGCAAATAAAATGAAAGAATACGTTAAGAAATTCAACTTGATTTTGTTTATGCTTTGTCAGTTCAACGAGGAGTCTCAAAATACCTTTGGTAAAGACAAGAGCAAGAAACCATATGAACCAATTTTGAGATACATCAAGGGTTCTAATGCTTTAAAAGCCATCGCAGATATTATTCTGTTGTTATGGCGACCGTATATGACTGACACGCAACTTGATTTTGACGAGCGTGAGAAAGTCAAGAACCACACATATGTAAAAATTGGTAAGACTCGCAGAAAATTACGAGGACCAGCAAATATCTTCCAATTCAAGTATGATGATAAAACATCTCATTTAACAGAGATAAATTATTTCTCATAAAAACGCAAATTAATGCTTGACATATACGCCTGTAAGTGTTATTATAATAGTGTACCAAGGGTTGTGTTCCTACTTGGTACGCCTCCTTTCTTAACATAGTCAACGGAGTCACATCCGTTGACACACATGGGTCGTTGCAGGATGCAATCAATACACTTGACCTTGGGTTCAAATCCCAAGAGACCCAAATAGCATAACGGTTCTTACTGCCGTCACTCAGTAAGCGTTACATGTGACGAGAAAACATGTCAGAGACAACTGCAAACCGTGAGTAGCAACGATATACACTACGATGCAGGTTAAGACATAGCTTTGTAAAAACCTACTGCCGTCAACCCTAAGACGAGAAAATGGGTGTCTTGCAAACAGACGTTAAACCTTTGCATGATAGCTATAGCATCTACCGCCGATGAGTATAGACGTATACGAACATAAGACATCGAGATTGCAATCTTTCGGTGGTCGAATGATACAACAAGGATTGTATGGCGGTAGACATGGAAAGTTGGCAGAGTCTGGTTTAATGCGACAGTCTTGAAAACTGTTGAACAAAAATGTTCCGTGGGTTCAAATCCCACACTTTCCTCCATAGCCATGATACATATGTTACGGCATTGTATCACCGAATGGGTTACTTAAGGGGTTCTCATTCGGATGGCATACATCGTGTGTCTTGGGTAATAATCCAAGAGATACGCATGATTTTTCCTCCTGACTGACTTGGGGTAAAACCCAAGTCGCTCATGCACTCATAGCTTAATGATAAAGCAACGATTTTATCATCTTCTCGTGATGCAAGTTCGAGTCTTGCTGGGTGCATCTATAGCGTCAAGCAAAAGACGTAAACATTTGCAATACCTCTACAATCTATCATCTTCATCTTAAGTGTTTGCACTGGCACGTTAATACAGTGTACTCCTTTAAAAGACCCAAGCGTTTTCCCTCCTTTCACGCTTGGGTCTTTTTCTTATGTAGAAAATTGTTGACAAACATAGATAAATACTGTATAATAGGTATATACGAAAGCAGGTGAATATATGAAAGAAAATTCATTCTTATGTCCTGACGGCAAAACCATACTTGTGAAAGACTGTATGAAAGAATGTCGCATGGGGCAACGATGTCTTGCTAAACCATTGTTGGTAAACGCAAGTCGTCTCAGGAACTTAAATAGAGACCACTTCTCAGTCACAGAGGTGTTGTCACCGACTCTGTATATGTATCTAAAGGCAAACAATCCAGAGACAATCAATCCGTTCTCCTCGATTGCTGCGACAGTCGGTACAAGCATGCATGGTATACTTGAAAATTGTCTACCCCAGAATTACGCAGGCGAGTTTCGGTTGAATTATCAAGGTCTTACAGGTCAGATGGACTGTATTGACTTAGAGCATCATACTCTGTATGATTACAAAGTCGTTGGTGCATACAAGTGTGCGACAATGATGGGTGGCAGACCATTGTGGCGACCATATACAATCACACGAGGCAAACGTAAGGGTGAAACCGAGATGCGACAACAATGGGTATACGATGGGTTACATCATTATGGTGACTACTGTAAACAACAAAATCTATATCGAATATTATTAAACAAACACGGTATACCAATTAACGACATGTTCTTACAAGTGATTATCAAAGAGCCAATTAACACGATTAAAACATTTAATCTGGATAAACAATGCTATTTGATACAACTACCAAAGATGAACGACCAACGATTGCTTGATTATGCGTTATACAAGAAAGATGCCTTGGTTAATGCCATCGCTAAGCAAGAACTACCAAGAGAATGTTCCGCAAAAGACCGATGGGTGTCCAAGACATATCCAATGGGTCGTAAATGTAAAGACTACTGCTCGGTGGCATACTGTTGTCCATATTATCAAGAAAGGATTAAGAAATAATGCTAAATATAAAAACTCAAGAGTTTCGTACTATTGACCGTTACCGAGTTACTGCAATTCATCGACAATCGAGAACAGCATTCGTTAATGACTTAAGCGTTGGTGACGAGTTCTACATTTGTACAAAACTACATGGGGAACGAAGTCAAGCAGGCTATTTAGCACCACGAGTTCGACTGTATTTCCCAGATAAAAATAAACACACAAAATATATCACACAAGAGCGTTTACAGAAAATCTTCAGCTTTAACTTTAACGCTGAACCTGTAAACGCAGACGTGTCGGATGCGGAGGTAACAGAATGATATTAGTTGGTCGTGCTGGCGTTGGTAAAGATACCGTTGCTGAAATGTTTGGTGACATTCCACGGTATGCATATGCAGATGCCATCAAAGAAATGGTTGCAATCATCCAATCCGATGGTGTAAACGCAGGGATGAACTATATTTCTGACTTGAGCGGTCATTCCGTTGAAGAATTACAGGGTATTCTACCTGTGGTGCAAACCATCGAGAAGACCGTCTTAGACGGTAAACAACGGAAACATTTACAAGCACTTGGCAATGGTATTCGAGCGTTGTTTGCAGACTTTTGGTTGGTTGTTCTAAAGAATAAATTAATCAGAGATAACCCAAATAAATATATCGTGACTGACTGTCGCTATCAAAACGAACTTGATATGCTGAGAGAACTACAAGTCGGAGACCCATCGTTTAATGTCTCAATCTTCATCTCAGCGAACAAAAAAGAACGCATCAAGCGAATGAAACAACGAGATGGTTCGTGTGACGAAACACGACTCAATGATGTGTCTGAAACATCTGTTGATGAACTTAAGAGTCAATGTGATTTTGTGATTAATAATTCTAAAGACTTTAACCATTTAAAAGTACAAGTTGATAAAATAAAAGATACAATCGGAGAATAAATTATGGTAAAAGAATTGCACATGCTTGCGATTATTGATTATAGAACGAATGAACTAAAAGCAGAAGTTCGCAGACGAATGTTACAGTCTGAACTATCAAAACAAGAGGCAGTCCATCTCGTGGATAAGGCTTGCGATGATATTACAGATGCATTATGTCGATTGTATGATAAAGCGGAGGTTTAATACTTGAAATTAATTTATGAGGCAACGGTAATGGGAGAGCCTGTTCCACAAGGTAGACCACGATTGTGTGGTCGTGGTCGTTTCGTAAGAGCATATGACCCTCCGAAGTCCAAGGCTTACAAACAACTGATTAAAGACTCAATCAAACATCCAAAAGATGTTACTGAAGTTCCATTATTGTTTGAACTTGATATTTATCGAAAGATACCATCTGGTGGTCGCAAGAAAGACCGTGAAGATATGAAATCAGGCTTAATTCTACCGACTAAGAAACCAGATGTTGATAACGTATTAAAAGGTGTCATGGATGCCCTGAGTGGTATCGTGTGGCACGATGATAATCAAGTGTGTGATGTAATCTGTAGAAAACGCTACAGTGAGCATCCACGCATTGAGTTTAAAGTTTACGACATTACACCATAACAGGAGATTACATTATGTTACAAGACAAACTGATAAATACAGATGGTTTAAATAAACTTTGGGGAGAACAACTGTTGTGGTTCAACGGTCAATCTTATTGTTTGACATCCACAGAGTCACCATCATGTGAAGACATTCGTAAATTACATCCGCATTGGCTTGTGTATTTGACAGGCGATGTAGACGAGGACACCAGCGAGATTGCACGTCAAGCGTTCTTGAATGGTGAAGCATTGGATAAATGCTTGTGCGACTTGGGTGTGATTGATGAAGCCTTTACTGTATTCCATGGCGATATTATCGTACATGCATTTGTTAACAAATCAGGCGACATCGAAGAAGAATACTGTGTTACAGAGTTCGATGAAGTCGAAAAAGAAAACCTGATTGCTGTGTATCGCTTAGACGAAGACAATCAGTCTAAAGTCAACAAGATTGTGTCTGGTGCGTTATTAAACGACTATACATTGACTGTTGGATTAATTTGGGCGATGCAACTTGGTTATCAGGCACAAGACAGTATCGTTGATGAATTAAATCACACAATAGATGCGGTGCAATCATGGACTGTTTAATCATTCTAGTGCTGATGCACAAATTAATCGCCACATTAATGTTTGCAGGTTTTATCTGGGTGTGCTACTTGTGGATAAAACAAGTTATTGAATACTACGAGAACAGGAGATAGATATATGAAGAAAACATTAAATATGTTACGACTGGGGTTGCTTGCATTGGTATTATTCTTGGGTGGCTTAATACCATCGCATGCATACCAAATGCAAGCTGAGGTTTCTGCATATGCAGACCACGGAACAATGGCAAACGGTGAATGGACACATGAGGGGGCAATCGCATCTGATGATTTACCGTTCGGCACACGAGTAGTTATCAATGGTAGAACGTATGTTGTTAAAGATAGATTTGGCGGTGGTTATTCAAATGCTATTGACATTTGGATGCCATCATACGATGATGCCATTGAATTTGGTCGTCAGTATATTACTGTTGAAGTTCTGGTGTAATATGGACAATAGTAAATTAACATATACAGGGTATGTATTAGACACAAGTGTTGATTTTATATGGAAACATTGGATTTCAACATACGATACACAAGAGGATGCTGTTGGGGAGTTAAAAGATATGGCACGAGTTATAAAATCAAACCGCTTTATATTAGAACGTGCTAATAAGCATTATCCACAATATGTATACCAAACGAAAGAATTTAATCGTATAAATGGTTTATGGGAGGAAAACAAATGGGTCAAACATTAAATACAAAACGCAAAATACGTGGTTTTAAATCAATGGCAAAGCGGATACGAGGTTTTGAGGTTGTTTCACGAATGGAAACGCCTGTTAAATTACCAACACGAGGCTCTAAACATAGTGCTGGTTACGATATTTATACATATGATACATACGAGATTGAACCAAAGCAATCTGTATTAATTCGCACAGGTATCAAAGCGTACATGTTGCCAGATGAATACTTAGATTTACGAGTACGTTCAAGCCTTGGTATTAAACGGCAATTAATGCTTGCGACAGGTGCATCGGTTATTGATGCCGATTATTACAATAACCCAGATAACGAGGGTGAAATCATGGTTGTATTATACAATTATGGCGATACTACTCAAACCATTGAGGCAGGCGAACATATCGTTCAAGGTATTTTCTCTAACTATTGGTTGGTTGATAATGATTGTACAACAGCAGTTCGCACAGGTGGCACAGGGTCAACAAATAAATAACACAGGGGAAACACATCCATGTTTAAAAGATATATGTTTTTAGTGGATATGTTTAAGAATGGAGAGTTATATCGAGTATCAATATACGGTGAACACAGGGAGATAATCCAACAGTATTTATATTCGATTTCACCAGAGGTAATCTTCTTGCGTGAAGACGAGGAAACAGAAAAACAAGAGAAGAAGCGTACGAAAGGCAACTATCGCAAGATAACGCATAACGGCAGACATGTCGGTACAATCGTACAATGTGATTTTCGTACAGACCGTTGCCAATCCATCGGTGAGCGGTCTAAACGAATTACAGGTGTCGATAGTAGATATACGGTGGTCGCATGAATAAACTAATGGAGTTCTTTTGTTCTAATTCAGATGAACTGTTTAAAATACACGAGTTTGATAATCGTATGTCTTTTAAAGAGTTCGACCAAGAGCGAATATCAAAGAAATTGGTACGCAAGATGAAACGCTACAGGGATTTTGATTACGAACGCTCGCCAGAGGATATCTTGATTGAGCAAGAAGAAATCAAAGAATTAATGTATGCGTTCTTGCGACTCAGAAAAGAAGTCGGTACAAGCAGCATGAAAAGACTTATGTTGCGTTATGGTTTGCGAATGAAAGTTAGCGACATCGCCAAACACTTTGGTGAATACAAAATGTTAACCTCAAGACGACTCAAGAAGTCCTTAGGTATTGCACAGCAAGTGTTAAGCGAATTAATCGCCCAAGGTGTACTTGACGAGGATGTCTTGAGACCAAGCATCAGGTCATATGAGGCTAAAACACCGACAATCAAAGTTAATTATCCGTTTGACTCTGCAAGACAAACATTTAAACGCATGTATAAGTACGCAGGTGAACAAAGACCCATGACGACTTGTAAAGCGGTTGAATATCTCGATGAGTCATTTGGTGATAACCAAACGATTTGTAATTTCTGTGGCAACCAATGTACACGTTTGAAAGATATGGAGAAACGAATTTGAATATTGCTGAACAATCACTAAATGTGAATAAAATAGATGTGCGAGTGGAGTCAGAGCGAGCATATATCGCAGACATTTCTGACATCCATGTTGGTAACATCTATCACAATCGAGAAGCATTTGAGAAATTTATTTCTCAAGTCAAAACGATTGACAATCTGTATTTAATTATCGGTGGTGACTCTACGGACAATGCAACCACAAGTTCCGCATCATCGGTATTTGAACAAGCGGAACACGGTGGAGACCAAGTTCTTACGGCATATCGCTTGTTAGAACCGATTAAAGACCGTATTTTGTTCTGCCGAAGTGGCAACCATGGATATGAACGAGCGTTGAAACACAATCGTTTAATCCCAGAGCAGATGCTGGCAGAACTACTGGGTGTGCCGTTCTACCATGGCATGGCATCGGTATTCTTTAATGTTAATAAGAACCTGTATGTCATTGGTACATGGCATAATTCAAAGAAACCTGAGAAGATGGAGTGGCTGCATACTGATATTACGTTCTATGAGCATCTACATAAGACAATGTATGAACGCACTATGGTGGCAGAACCCAACCGTATTGCCAAGGCTTGGTCTTTAATTGAACACTTGGATGTTCAAACAGGTTCATTCCTTGGTTGGGGCGGTTATTCCGCAGACAAGGGTTATCGACCAAACGATTGTGGTACATCCATTGTAGAATTATCTGGCGAACGCAATAAGAAACAAATGCGAGTACACGACCACATCGACCGTGTTCTTGAATTAGAACACTTGCGAAAGGCAGTTGAACATGCCAAAGAAAACAAATAAAAAGAAACGCAAGCCATCAAAACCAAAGACACCTTTGGAGGCAATCCATAAAAAATGTCGAGAGTGTTGTTGTGGTACTCTTGCTGAGGTGCAGGCTTGTGAAATAGACGATTGTGCGTTATGGCATTATCGTATGGCAGAAGATTAATTTCTTCCGTCTTTTTTTATTTTGTTGTTGACATTCGCAATCACCCATGGTATCATAATGGTGTAAACAAATTGTTTTTAATGCAGGAGGAACAATGGATAAAACAATTATTAGCGAATTGGAAAAACACGATGGGTTTAAATACACCACGATATTGCCGAAGAACCTGATGTATGAAGAACGCCAGATGTGGTGGTTCTCGTTTAACAATGGTTATGATGTAGCCGTTATTCAATTCGAGTATACCGAAGACGATGGTGTCTTTTGTTTAGCACTATTGAAAGACGGCGTGATTTACCATGGTACACAGTTGCTACCTGATGGAGATGTCACAAATGTATCTCTTGACGAGGTTTTGGAATATCTACAACAGATTGCGGAATTGGAGGTATTATGACAGAACACGATATAATTCAAGCCTTGGGTGTTCATCTGTATTTAAAATACATATGTATTCCCAATGTATTAATGTTTGGTGATAACTGCACTGAGTATGAAGCTGACTTTATATACTTTAAACACAATCAACGGTTCTTTACAGAGGTTGAAATAAAGACCAACATTGAAGATTTTAAACGAGACTTTAACAAGAAACGGTATCACGACCATAAACATGTCAAGTATTTCTATTACGCAATGCCAATAGAGATGTATGAGAAACATCGACAATTTGTCGATAGTAAACTGGATGAAGTCGGTGCTGGATTGATATTGATAGATGCAATCGACACATGGGATTCCCGAGGCAATCTGTGTTGCGTTAGCAAGTATGTCAAGCGAGCCAAAGTTCGCAAGAGCCATCAAGAAATGACAGAAGAAGAATACTTGCGGTATTTACGCATTGGCTGCATGAAATGGGTTCGTGTGTATTAGCACAGGAGGAAAACAAATGACAGAAATCATTATTGACGAGCAAGAGTATTTATCTATTGTTAAAGACGTTGAGGATACAATGTCCGAGTTTGACGAACAGGGTGCATCATATGAAGAATTATATGAATTGTACGACCGTGCTTACAGCCGTTTAGACATGTTGCTTTACAATGCGTTATATACAAAAGTTGCAGAATAACAGGAGGTACATATGTTACAATCAAAATATTTAACCCAATATGGTCTTACCGCATGGTTCAAAGAATGTTATAACCTTGGGTTTAAATACTTGTTTTACAACCCAGATAGAGGCATCTATATGTTATCAGAACGAGAGCCTGTGTTCTATAATACAACATTTATGTATTGCGATGGAAAGAAATATCCATTTTTCTCATATTTTTCCACGTTGGTCGCTGAAGATTTGCTAGATGGTAGAAATTACATTGTGATTGAAGACCATATGGATGTAGTCGATTGGTCTAAGGTGCCTGTTGACACAAAAGTAATTGTATGGGAGCGTGAAAGTGGCACAAAGCATTGTCGCTACTTTGCAGGATATGAAAATGGTAAGGTTTATACTTGGGATATGGGAGCGACTTCATGGAGTTCTGCTAACAAGTGTGTTAGCGGCTGGAGTAATGCCAAACTAGCGGACAACACAAGCGAATAAAACAAAAGAGACCATATAGTTGGTCTCTTTTTTATCATATGTAAAAATCTTATGTTTTTTAAAAATAAGTTATTGACATAAGCATAATCATATAGTATTATCTTATTAGAAAGCAGGTGAGGTCATGGCATCTAATGGTTTTGGCGGTGGTCGCAAACTACCGAAAAAACGAGAATATTTCATTGATTATGGCGATGGGTTTGACGATGTGTTAGACCGATGTAAAACAACCCATGGTTGTTACAAATGTAGAACCAAGCCAATACCAATATTACAACATTTGCGGTCAGCAGATGAACATTGGATATACTTGGCTTGTCCAAAGCATCCCAAGAACCGAACATATATTAACCTTGATTATCAGACCATGTTCAGGTCATGGGAGTTTCTACAAAGGATTGGTCGTAAAGAATTAGAGCAGGAGAAAAAATCAAATGGACAAACAATTAATACTTGATATTAGACGAATGATTGACATCTCATGTTTATTACTGATGAGTGGCTCATTCATTCAAACGTTTGTATTCAATAACCAAGAATGGCTTGGGGCGATGTTCTTAAGCGTGGTTATATTATGTTTATTCCCAAGAAAGGAGAAGTGTTGTAAATGCGGTTCCACGAAGCATACGAACTAATGGAAAGCGGTAAGGGCATCCGCAGACACCACTGGCCGCAGACACAATGTTTACGTCTGAAAAAAGGCGTAATATACTTGTGTACAGACCAATGGCATAAACGTGTGAAGTCCTTGGGTGCAAAGTGCATCTGTAGTTCCGATTGGGTAACAACGGATATGTACCAAATCAAGAAAACATCCAAGCAAGACTTATTGGATTATTTACAACAATTAAACAAAACTTTGTAATTAAACAACAGGAGAAAACAAATGAAAAACAAAACAAAAACTATGATTATTTCCGCAGTATTAGCAATGGCAACTATGGGTGTGTTCGCAAACCCAGTTGCGATTGGCTATATGGAACCATCTGCGGTTGACCCTGTGGCAACAGGTTATAATAGTGTTGCAATCGGTGCAAACACAGTTGTGAATGGTACTAATACGATTGTATTGGGTCGTGACAATACTGTGAATGGCAACGATAATATCATCTTAGGTGGTGGCAATGGTACAACATCTGCGAATCAATCCTCTGTAATTGGCTATAATAATTACATTGGCAATCACCAAGAACAAACCGTAATCGGTGCGAATAACACGGTTGACAACCAAGGTTCAATTGTCATTGGTACTCACTCTGTTGTCCGTAGTATTGATGCTGTGGTTATTGGCAATAACGCAAGTGCCCCAGTACAGAACTCTGTGGCAATTGGTACAAACTCTCAAACATCTAACCCTGTTGCGTTTGGTCAAATGGACATCAATGGCACGACTCATGTGTTCGCAGGCGACAGTCCAAACTCCAGTGTGTCCTTTGGTGCTACACAATCTTCCACCTATAGTGCAATCCACAATTACAACAGACAATTACAAAATGTGTCTGCTGGTCGTATTACCGCAGATTCCTTAGATGCAGTCAATGGCTCTCAGTTGTATGCAGCCATTGATGAAATCACAAATAATGGCAACAAGATTTATAATCTTGGCACAACGGTAAGTACATTTGATAATCGCATCCGTCAAAATGCGGCAGACATTGGTACTGGAATGGCATTAATTAATGATAACCACCAAGCGATTACAAATTTAGGTGCACGAACAAATACACTAGAGCGTGTTCAAAACGCTCATACAAGCGATATTTCAGCGTTAAAACAGGTTTCTATGGGGCATGAAAACCGAATTACTACTTTGGAAAACCAAAGTCAACAAATGTTGGGTGACATCACCAATAAAGTAAACCAATTAGAACGTGGCACAAACAAAGCGATTGCATCTGTATCTGCTTTGGGAGCATTGCATTGGAATGGTTTCGATGCACATAATAAGTTTTCTATTAGTGCTGGCTTTGGTCATTACAAAAATGCAAACGCTGGTGCATTGGGTGCGTTCTACGCTCCGAATGAAAATGTAATGTTCTACGTTGGACAATCTTTTGGTTCTTCTTCTGTGACTAATGCATCTGTAAACTTTAAGGTTGGTAAAACAACAAATGTTAAACGAGATGAATTACAACAGTTAAAAGAACGTGTTGAAATGTTGGAAAATTTATTAAGTAAGTAATACAAGATGGGGCGACTCATTCGCCCCAAACTATTGGAGGAATATATGAAAACACATGTACGAATTAATGGAGTTGTAATCGAAGAAGATTACAAGAAGTTTGAAGAAACATCGGTGTTACTATCAAAGTTGCAAAATGTATTAGAAGATGACACTTTTAAAGATATTGAAGATGTCAAAACATACCTTGCACGACTCAAAGTAGACATTGGAACACGATACCAAGAACGACACACAATGTTGCGAGGAATGTTTAAAGACCGTAATTTGGGTGTCGGTAAAGTTGCATCCCTCTTAGGAATCAGTCTCACAAATTTGTCTCTCAAACTAAACGGTCATAGAGACTTTACTGAAAAAGACAAAGACGACATCTTAAGACTACTTGGCTTTAGTTATGATGAAGAAATTGCAAAAATGTTATTCGAGGAAGACTATGATGATTGAGCTACATCAATGCGATTGTCGAACCATATTGCAACCCATCAAAACCCAATTGCAAGCGGAAAATAAACCATATATTATCGTGTCAGACCCTCCGTTCAACATTGGGTATCATTACAACGGTTATCACGACAGAATGAGCGATGGCGATTACAGACATATGTTGCAACAGGTGTTCAACCCATCGCATCCGTCTGTGGTTATTCACTATCCAGAACAGTTATATCAACTTGCGATTGATATTGACAGACCACCAACTAAAGTGGTATCATGGGTATATAATACAAATAACCGTAAACAGCACCGAGACATTGCGTTCTTTGGTGTAAAACCAGACTTTAAACAGGTGTTACAACCGTATAAAAACCCAAATGATAAACGGATTAAACGGTTGATTGAAAACGGCTCTAAAGGCACACCGATTTACGATTGGTGGAACATTAATATCGTTAAGAACACCTCAGCAGAAAAAACGGTGCATCCATGTCAGATGCCATTACAGGTGATGAAAAATATTATCGGTGTTCTACCAAAAGAATATACCATTGTTGACCCATTTATGGGTTCTGGTACAACAGGTGTTGCAGCCGTTGAGTTGGGTCGAGATTTCATTGGTATTGAGTTAGACCCAATGTATTTTGATGTTGCCAAGCAACGGATTTTTAATGTAAAGCATAGAAAGCAGGTGTAACAATGTTTGTTTATGGAAACCTTGTGGTTGAACAACAAATATACCGTAGCGGTGCAACCTCTAAAATATACATGTTTATTGAGTCTATATCTATTGACCCAAAGCATTGTATTGTATATGACATCCAATGTAACAATCTACAGTTTAAAGATATGTACTCTTTAGTGTCTCGTGAAAAGTTCGTTGGCAGAAAACCTTTAGTATTGGTGACTGACTATATAGCGAATACACTTGTAAGACAACAAATTAAAACTTTTGTTGAAAACCAACAACTCATAGCCAAACAAAAGTTTGTTTTCCTTAAAGGTATTATTGATAGAGGAGTTGTTTTACGAGTCAACGGTAAAAAATTCTCTCCAACTGGCATACAGTTAAACCTTACTAATACTGTGTATTGGCAAGATATGATTGAATTAACAGGATGGAAACAGGTCGGTGGTATAGATGATTATATTCACTTGTCAACACTATTACCGAACTGCTTGTATTTACAACAACTTGTGGAGATAGACTAATGTACAAACTTGAGTGGCAAGACACACGAACATACGAAACGAAACACCATGGTCTATTTGAGACCGAAGCCGATGCATTACAGGCGATTAAAGATTGGTGGCATTACAATGGCTTTACACCGCCGTATTATCGCATCATGCATAATCCGTTGGGTATCACTATTGACTATGGGTCACATTATTGTTTTTATCATATCACACAGGAGGATAACTAATGGCAGAACTAATGGATGCTTACCAACGCACACACGAAACGATGGGAACATTGGCAAAGAATGTTGGTAAAAATAACGAAGCATTACAAACCACGACATTACAGCTAGGTGAGTACTCAAGTACTATTAATGAACACCATAAGCAAATCGAGACTCTTTCCGCAACACAAGATATTCAAAAGGACTCAATTTCAAGAATACAAGAGTCAACTAAAATGTTATTGCAGGTCGCACAAATTCATACCGAGCATATCGACTTGTTGAACACTAGAGTCAACAACCTGCAAGAACAAATGGAACGAACACATAAGCAAATCTTTTGGTATTTGATTGCGGTTCTTATGATTAATGTCGGTTCATTGATTTATTGGTTGACGGTATAACAGGAGAAAAATATGCAATTAAAACACGCAACAGAATACAAATGTATATTGTTAGAAACAGACTATCGTGACTCAGCAGAGATACAATTGAATGAACTATTTAAAGACGGCTGGCAATTCCATTCAGTGTTTAAAGCTGGTCTTGCCATGGTAGCACTGCCGATTATGCCGTTGTTTATCGCTAATGGGAGGAATAATGAACTATTTGAAGAAGATACAAGACAAATTCTTACAGATGGAAACCAAGGTCAAACAGCGGACACATGCCATCGATTTATTGGTGAGCGGTCAAACCGCAGCTAATCAACGCTCGTTATCAAACACACGCAGTATCAAAGAGTTGCGAAAAACCCTAGATGATACCATCTTAATTATTCGAGATACGAACATCGACAACAGATTAAAATTTCGTGCGATTAACTGTGAGATACAGAAAAACAAGCGTTCTATCTCATGGCTTAAAGCTTGGCTGTTGGGGTTAACGTTGTTTAATATTATTATGATGGTTGCCATTACTATTTATATGCTCACCTAGGAGGTACAGGTACTTATGCAGGTTGAACTACAGAACTATACACCACTCAATACAGCGACTCATGCCATGGGTCAATGCTATGGTAAAGAATTAACAGAGGATGCATTAATTCGAGCCACCTCTAGTGGACATTTGTCACTATTAGAACATACGCTGGTAACATTCGATATTGAAATGTCGCAGAAATGTCTTGCACAGATTACACGACACAGACACTTGTCTTTTACCGTGAAATCTACACGAGGTACAAACTTTGGCGATGCCACGTGGTTTAATTCCACGAAACATCCAGAGATTACAAGCGACATGGGTCAACTCATGAATAAATTAATTGAGAACCAAATTTTAGAATACCGCCGTTTGGTTGAAGCAGGTGTTCCATATCAAGTTGCATCTTATGTTTTACCATTGGCAACCAATGTGACAATGACTGTGAGTGGTTCTTTACGAGCATGGATGGAGTATTTACCAAAGCGTTTATGCAAGCGTGCATCCACGGAACACCAACAAGTGGCACGAGCGATTTTTGAACGCTTGAATTACTTGTATCCGTCTTTGGTGAATTTACAAACGCTTGGCATGTGTGAGTCCTGTAAAGAGGTATCTTGCGACTTTACGACACATAAGAAGAAACCAAAGACACCTGTCAGACAGGAGTTAGAAAATGGAAACGCTTAAAGATGGCACAATCGTGCAATTTTTGGATGATAAAGATAACGAATTGGTCGGTGAAATTAAGCTATATAACCCAACACATGACTTTTATTTGGTGCAAGCTGAAATTAACGGTCATATTTGGTATATACCGTCTGAACGTATTATTAAACAATGGAGTTAAACATATGAATACAATAAAAGCACTTTTTGTTACCCTGTTGGCGATTGCTGTTGTGACACTTAGTATTGTCGCAAAGCTGTCGTGGCTAGCTGTTGGTATTGCCTTTGTATTGGCTTTAATTGGTATCGCAGGTGTAACAATGGCAGTCACCGCAACCGTCTTTTGGTTTGCCGTTAAAATTACCATTGTATGCCTGATATGCGTATTAGTGGCTGCACTTGTTAAGATGGGAGAATAACAATGGATAAAATCTATAATATTACTTTTGGTGGCACATTCTATGGTGAAGCACGAATTACCGCATCTAGTGAAGAAGAAGCACATGAGATTGCATCCGACCTGACTGACTGTTTTGACATTAATGTAACATCTTACGAATATGATGCAAGTGGTTCTGTTGAAGAAATAACCATTGAAGACATTCAGGAAGAAGAACCAGATTACGAGGAAGATTACGAGGTGTAATTATGCAAGAAAAAGAATTGCATGTCGGTGACGTATTCATTTACAACGACAAACCAACATTGATTTACAAAGAAACGCTGAAGACGTATCGCACGATTTCTTTAACCAAGGGTGGACACTTTATTGTGACAACCATATTTAAAGACCAGATTGCAAACCATAAGATTGCCTACTGTGGTGATACAAACCTGCATTTATTACTAGAGGCTCTTAAAGAAAGACTACAGGTGTTTAACAATGTTTGATATCATGCATATGTTTCAACTAATTGGTGCAAATGGGTTCGCGTATGAATACACCGATGGACAATTTACAATCGTTGCAAACCAAGAGGTCGCATATGATGAATACGCAACGATTACATTTATGTACAAAGCCTTTGTGATACGATTGAAAGACGGTCGAGTTGTATATGAGTGTTCTTGGGAAGACCACCCAGAGGGTTTTGTTGATTTAGAGTACCATGTTTACACTCGGTTTGAAATCAATCAAGTAGACCAATTCTTGGAACAATTTTATGACACACTAGAACAGGAGGCTAATGCTAATGAGTAAACATACCCCAGCAGTCGGAGACATCTATTTAGATGATGGTGGATTTACCATTCTTATCTGTCGTATCGATGAGTGTGGTGAATATTATATCATTTTCGATGATGGCTCTTGCGACACAATATATGCCATTACCAACGAGTTTACATACATCGGTCACTACGATATTAATCAACTGTTTAAAGCCATGAAAGATGCCGAAGAGCAATATATGGACATCGATAAACAAGTGTTATCAGCAGTCCAATATATGAACAAGCATGTGTGCAACAAAGATGGTGCAGCCCACCTAGTCGGTTGCGACATGCGTGTTGATAAAGAAATTGATACCGTGTTTGTACAGATGTATAATACCATTGGTGCAGGCTACAGATGGATTTCTGTGGCTGATTTAATGCAAGAATACACGTTGAAAATAATAATGAAATAAAAAAGTCAAAATTTTGTAAAAAAGTTGTTGACACACAAAACCCCAACTGATATAATGTAATCAACAGGTAAGGAAAACACCTGTAAGACATTAAACAGTCTGGGGTTTTTAATTATTAAGTGATAACGAAAGGTAGGAACAAAAAGTGAACCCAAGAAATGAAATCAGAAGAAATTGTGACGAGAGAGTGCGAACCGTTAAGGCAGCAACCCAAAATGGTGTTCGATTGACACCGCAAGAGCAACAGTCGGCAAGACGGTTAATCCACAACGCCATTAATTGGGATTGCGATAGTGCAGCATTCGCCTTGAGTGTGGCGTTGGAAGAAAACTTGGTGGTGATGTAGTTGCAACCAACAGAAAAAGAATTAAAGAAAATCACAAAGTCAATCAAGGCTGGTCGCAAGTTATTAAAACAGGCACAACAGCCAAAGAAGACCAAAGAACAATTACAAGAATTATGGCAAGAACAAGCCAAATTATTACACGACCCATACTGTGCATGGTATTGTGCGATGGTGCGTGACATTATTAGAAACGAATTAAATGAACAGGAGAAATAATTATGCTATTTAAGTTATCTTTAGACACAAACACTACTTTCGTAAAGACTTTCACATTCGATGCCAAACAGGCTCGAATTATCATCTTGGACAACGAATTATCGAACATGACAATCAATATTCCTGTATCCGAAATCGACGCAGTCATGATGTCTAAAATGTTCAATACATTGACTCACCAATTAATGGAAGATGCGGTTGCATCTGGAAAGGGTTATGTGTATATTAATCTGAGAGCCTTTATCAGTAATTATGAAGCTGCCTTGGTTCAAAACCGTGGCTCTAAAACACAACGCAAAACATTTGAATTATAACAGGAGGTAGACATATGTCTAAGTTGCCAGAATTTCTACAGGGTAAATCTTGTTTTGACGGTAGACCACACCCTGCTGTTCCGCACGACTTCTTAGTTGAGTTCTACCAACGTGAAGCCGAACGCAAGAAACATATGAAACAATGTACCTGTTGTTATCGTTGGTTTACACCCAAAGGAAATAATCAAAAGTTTTGCACTTCAACGTGTAAACAAAAATATTACAGTCGGTTATACGCCGAGCAAAAACAACAAGAGATTGACTATGAAATAAAAAACGGAGGTTGGAATGAATAATAAAGACATCTTAGTAAATTCTATGGCAGGTTATCCATTAACTTTGTATATTGACCGTATGGCAGATAACATCGGCTCCCATAAAGAAGAAAACATCGTGTTAAATCACTTGCGATACGCTTTGTATCAAGAGATTTTAAATGCTGTTGGTGAACGTACGTTGTCATTCGATATGCTGCAACAACAGATTAACGAATGGAAAACCATTAAGAGTATTCAAGACATTACATTGTTGTTACCAAATGCAGACACCGACCAACTTACAAAAGAAGACTTAAAGTGTGTCAAGCGAGTAGTCAAAGAATTAGACCAAGCGGTGACACTGGTTCGCAAGCAGTTGGAGACCGTGTGTGATAAATGTTTAACGCTTGCTGATAAACACGAGAAGCCACAAACGGTAACGGAGGGATAGCCTTGGAAGTAACATACTTAAGATTAGACCCTGTGCAGCCAGAAACAGGTATTACCAATAAATATATGTCTCAACAAATCGTCTATAGCAGTACCAATCAATATGGTGCGGATGTTATCATCCCAAAGACATTACCAATAAAACCTAATGGCATCGCCTTGGGTCGCAATCAGTTTTGGTCTGAAAACATGCCACATCTACTTAGAGCAACTGTTAAACCGTTTTGGTCTAATGGACAAGCAAAGGTTTCTGTTGAGTTTAACTTTGATAACTTATTGACGATATTAAAGCTGTGTGGTACAATACAATTACAGGATGGATATAAAGTCTTACATACCGAAAAAATGATTATTCTTTGTAAGAGTACGATTTCAGGTAATATATATACTATTGGCGACAAACAAGAATATACGGTTGCTCAGTTTGAAGATATGAAGTCCATATTAAAAAACGCAAGACAAACAATCATTGACACATATGAAGACCAATTATTGAAGTCGTTTCAACATAAAAATACAATCTTTGAGTTAAAAATTTGATTTCATAACAGGAGGAAAAATCATTGAAACGTAAACAATTATTAAAACAAATCGACACAACAGTTGAGAACATCTACAGTTATATCGGTGATGAACATAAACAAATGTATTCTACATACTCCGTTACGTTGCCACAAGGTCACATGATTGTGTATACTCATAATATGTCATGGTTTGGTGAAGTTAGACCATATACAAAACTAATGTTTATTCGCAATAACGGCGAGTTAACTACATATTCGTATGGACTATCATTACTGACCCTGAAAGACCAAGTAATGTATGACACCGACCAATGTGACGACCCAAATGTGGAACTACAGTTTTTGAAATTGTTTGAAACCCATTTAGAACAGGAGGTTTAACTTGGATACGAAACAGTTGCAGAAAACAATCGAAGAACAAAATCAAGTGATTATTGCCAAAGATGCCTATATTAGAGACTTGCAAAGCGACCTGAAACAGACAAAAGATAAGCTAAGTGATGCTAGATGGGATATATCATGGCAAAAGTTCAACAAGGAGTGGGCGAACGCAGCCATTCAACAAAAAGCAGTTCATGTTATTGGTGGCTTTGAGTATAATACTCGGTATGTTTCTTTGGAAACGACTATCACATTAATGCTAATGAGTGTCGCCTTAACAGTATTCATATTAGTATGCGGTAAATAACACAGGAGGACTACTGATGGGCGTATACAACGAGTTTTATGTGTTCGATACGGAAGAAGATATTCCGCTTGTCTTTTATAATATACATAATAGAACCATTGGATTATTTTTTAAACAAAACATTAAGGGTTTTGAACCTTATAAGTCGTTTCCGCTGACTAAAGTGCATCTCCATAATTTACTGTTGAGATATGAAAATGGCACTTTAAGTCGTAGCTTATTAACTAAGATGGATGAACCATTGTTATTGCCAAACGAAGTGAAACAACTAAGAGAGATTAAAGGTTATATTGATAGCGGTCAAAAAGTCGTATATCGTCAAATTGATTAACAGGAGAAAAACATATGAATTACTTAAGCATTATCGAAGAGAATTTTACAAAAGCTGATTACGTTGCATACTTGCGTGGCAGTATTCTAATGGCTCTATTAGCAGATAAACCTTTGGACTTACCTCAGTTTAAACTATATGCTGACAAGCTAAGTGAGGCTTTAGAAGAAGAACAAGTGGATGAACCATTCAAAAAGATAGATGTTTATAGACCAACAGTTCCACTTCAGATTAAATCTTTTGATTATACCCAAGAACAACCAACAGTTGACTCAGATAAACCACAAGTGCAGCCAAAACCAAAGTTTAACATTGGTGACCGTGTAATCATCAAATATAATGACTTCACAGGTACAATCGTTAGATTGCCAATGGCAGGTGTTGATTTCCCAGAGGGTTACGTTGTAGAATTAGACGATAATTGTTCTGGTTGGGATGGTACATATAAGCATGATGGTGTTGACTGTAAAAACGGATGGTTCGCCTCTGAGAAAAACTTGGAATTAATCAATCAGGCAGCTTTAGAGCCAAACAAATGGTATCATACTACTGATTTTACTGTGGATGAGTTGCAGGAGTTATTACCAAGTGGCACTCAAGTTGAAGTCGAGGCAGAGGTGCTGTATAATAACATTGACACAACACCACCGACAAAAACAAAACGAGCCGTTGTTGAAAATATTGTTCCATCTGCTATTGAACATCAGACATTCATTGAAATAACAAACGACAGCTTTTATAAAGAGTGGTTTAAAATCGTACAGGAGGACTAAAGTGAATACATATCGCATTCATGCTGACTATGGTGGTACACGAAGAACAATTATATATAAATCAAACAAAACCTTGCAAGAACTAAAGACATGTATCTTATCAGAAGCTTTTGACAGTCATGGGTTTTACATGTTTGACAACGAGCGTGAAGAACCTGTGGATGCATTTGCTTTAAATCTATCGAGGGCAGACACCATTACAATCTATTTGGTGAAAACTGATGAACTAACAGGTGACACCTTATGACAATCAAACAATTAAAAGAAACCATCGTAGAACTGCCAAATGACATGAACGTATTCATCGAGTTCTACGATGGATGGGATTGGTATATCTCTCCTGTAAAAAACCATAATGTTAACACCGAGTTTGGTGCAGATGGTTATGGTCTTAACCGCACATGTTTTTATTTGGAAGCTGAAAAACAGTATTAACAATGGGAGAAAATATATGACGTATCTAGAGTTTGAAGAAAAAATATATCCAATGGTACAAACAATCATGGATATTATCAACAATAGTAATCG